GTCACTGGCCCGCGTTTATCCATACAACCTGTCCGTTTATCCGTTACTCCAGCCTGGAGGTGGGGGAGGCGCTGAAAGATTTTTTTCACATCTCCGCTGAGTTTGAAGCATTTTTCCTCTAATTGGCTTTTGATTTTGAGGGGACACGCGGGCATGAAAAAATAATCTCCAATAAAAAAAGCGACTTACGTCGTAAATCGCCTTTGTTTGAGCATAGAAACCCCACCTGAAAAAAGACGGTATCACAGGTGGATGGTCTTTGTCAACAAAAATCGTCAAGAAAGTTACAAAAAAGGAAGGGCTGAGGGGTAGGAGAGGATTTTTGTGTCGCAGATTGTCATTTTGTGGTTTTGGGAATGGCTGAAACGGCATTGTATTTGATATGAGCTTGGCACACGGATTGCAGTAAAAATGAGTGTGAAAGACATTATTATTGGGGTAAAAACAGAGAGGAGGAGAATCATGAAAAACCATATGACAGAACAAGACATCACACCAGAAGTCAAAACATCGGTTAGGGCGTATTTGTTAGCCCGTGCAAATGCTGAAGTTATGAGGGAGGCTATCACTAAAATTGAAACAGAAATATTGCAAGAATCACCACTGACTGATGCGCGGTTTGAACATGGTAAAAAAATTACAAACCCGAAAGATGCTTGGTTGGCTGATGACAGTGAATGGGCCGATTATTTCATGGAAGTCAACACAAGAACACGAAAAGCCGGATTAAAGCCTGATGATATGCCTGACGACCATTGCCCAGCTCTTGTGGCAGAACATATCCAAATGCAAGCAGAGCAACTTATTCTTGAGAATGCAGCCGATATGATGGGCCTTGAATTTGATGGCAAAGAATTAAACCACAAATTACTTTGTTTGGGTCTTGAGAAAAGACAACAATTCTTGGATCTTGTTATTAAACTTGTAGTTAATTTGCCTAACTTTAAGAATCCATTGGAGGACTAAACCATGCCAAAACGCAACGTAACGTTAGTGCTCCCGGTTCAGGTTATCGAGTGGCTGGACCGGGAGGCGAAGCGGGAGAGGAGGTCCAGGGCTCAACAACTAGCCTATATGCTCGAACACATTATGACCTACGGGTGGTACAGCACCCGTGAGATTAAGAAGGAGGGGAAGAATAATGGAAGCTGAAAAAGAAAAAAATAGGGCTAGAGATCAGGCAAAAGCGCAGCTTGACGGAATTATTGCAATGGTTGACAGGTTGCGGCATTGCCAAGAATGTCAAGACCCGGAATGTGACTTGACGGATGAAGAAATCTATGAAGGGCTTAATCTGTATTACAAAGAGGGGGACAAGGCAAGTGAAGAGGAACGGGAACAGTATCACGATGAAGATGAAGCGCGACAAGCTATTGATGAAGATCCTCTTTCTGTTCAAATCCGTGGCGGTTGGCATAGCCCAGGAGAGGCAGACGAGGCCATAGAGTATGAAATCTTGCTTTGCACGGGTGGACCTGCGTGTCGGATCATTGGCGACTTAGGGCAATTCAACGAGCCGGAAAACGCAAGACTCCAATATCAAGACTGGTTTACACCTTGGGAGGATTACCACATGAACGCAAACGAAGAAGAATATGTTGTTGACTATGCGCGGTCCTTTTACTTTGGAGACTAACCCCACAGCCAGCCCTCAGTCTGCTGGGGGCCTTGAATTCCATTCACAGGCCGCCTTATTGGGCGGCCATTTTTTTATCATATCGCTGCTGGGCTCGCTTGTGGCTTATGCCATACCCAAGGTCGCGCCATATCGAGCGGGCCCTATGCAGGTCCTGGCAAATCTGCTCTGTCATCCGGAGTTCTCCGACAAGGAAGCCCATGGCCTCATCGCTGTTTTGAAATACCTGATTTATGCTGCATTTCCAGGCAAGGGCTTCTTCTTCATTGCCATAGCGGGCTGACAGTTCAAGACCGATCCCCTTGGCTGTGCGGCCTATTAAAGCCCACCTGGAAATCAGCTCAAACCAGCCCTCATCCTCGAGTGGACAATAGTGTTCATCGCACCGCAGGGCATTATTCCAGGGGCAGCGTTTAGGCCGTGGTGGTGGTTTTCTTTTTATGGCCATTGCCTGCAATCGTAATAAAGTGAGTATTGTCCCACGGGATGGCAATTTGCCATTTCTCCGCTAGGATTATTAGGTCGCGCTCTGCTTTGCGTATGTCGTCAATATGCCGGTTACGCTCGGCAGCGAGAAACGACGCGAAAGCGACAGCCTGGTCCTTGTTTTGAATTTCATGTATAGCTGAACTCACTTTATAAAGTCCTCCTTGGTTATGGATTCAACTCGAGGCGCCCAAATTAAAAGCTTGCCGCCTCTTTTCTTCTTAACCTTACGCCAACTATATATGTCAATCCGACCTCCGCTCCTGAGCCATTCTAGGGCGTTCTCGTTACTTAAAATCTTATTCTTGTGGGCCTTAAAGTCGGCACCACAGGCTTGAATTCCTCGAATTCCATCAGGGGCGAGGGCGATAATATCAATAAAGCCAAACAGGTCCTGCCGGATCCCGAACGGACCCACATGGGCGTTGAATTTCTCAGCTATGTCACACAGACAGCCCTGGTTGCGGAGCTCCCGGATAGTTCTTTGCACTGGAGATAAACCTTTTTTAGCCATGTACTACCTCATAAAACGTCAATTATGGCACTTGTGGCCCATACCTCATGCTTACCCACCTTGACTTTCATGTGGTCGTAGGTGACTTGCTGGACCGTGAACATCTTGCGGATTTTGTTGTGGTTGTTTGGGATCATTACCCGCTCCTTCACTCGGGGAATAACATCTGAATCCAGGGTGATTGGGTACGGGATGGAACCGCTCTGGTCTTTGTAGGTGATAATCATTTGTGGTATTTACCCTCCACAACTTTAGCAAAATTCTGAGGCCGGATAAGCCATTCAAGGTCTGCCTCAAAGTCAGTTTTCCTTCCCATCAGGAAAGGGGAATCTTTCACATACTCAAAAAAACCCTTCCACCATTCCAGGCTCTGGCGTTTCTTGCTTTCCTTCCACCTGGAAGCTAAGAGACGTTTTCGATTGTCATTCCATATTCGGACTGTACGGAGTTCGGGTAGGGTTTCGTGGTAAAGGTCGATGATCTTCTGATGGGGGCAGTTTGGGATTTTGTCATCTATATATATCTTTTCTATTCTTCTTTCTTTTGTGGGTACACTGTGGTTGCCTAGCTGATGTATACTGTGGTTGCCTATAGGCAACTGTGGTTGCCTACCCGCGATCCACGTATCATAGTGTTTATTAAAGAGATATTCGGTAGGTAGGCAACTGTGGTTGCCTACTAGGCAACGCTGGTTGCCTAGCGACTTGATTGCTTTCATCACTCCTTGCCTGGAAAGTCCGGTAGCTACCTGAAATTGAGTGAGGCTTATTTGGTCCGATAACTTACCGAAACCATAAGTTTTATCTATCACCGTCATACACACAGCCCATTCCGCTCCTGTCATACCCTGCTTTATAAGGGCAGCTAAAACGTCGCTGGCTATTCTTCGGTGGCCGTTTTCGGTCTGGGGATTGATTTTCGACATTTCCCTCCAAGGGTTTTTCATGCTTCAATGCCTGAGCCCTTCTTCTTTGGTTCCCATTTCCTGGCCGATTCTCCGAGGCGTAGATTTTCAGGATCAAGATCTATTATCCACCTGGAGTTTTTCGGTCCCTTGCGATTCTTGAGGATTTTACAGATTAACTCCCGGTCCTGTTGCCAAAGGCCTAGCATGACATCAGCGGCCTCTTCAATGACGCCAGAACCGCGGCCCATGTCCAGGGTGATTTCCATATCTCCGCTGCCGGCTTTCCGGGACGTCTGGCCAATAACGACTACAGGGATATTGAGCGTCCTTGCCAGGTTCTTCATGTTTTTAGCAAGTCCTGAGATGATTTCGTACTCTCCACGACCCTCGCCCTCCATGAGTCCAAGGTAGTCAATGCCGATCACCCCTATTTTTATGTCTTTTTTATGCTGAATGAGGTGGACATACGCGATAATATCTTTGACAGACACATTGGCATCCACAATGAACAGGTTTCTGAGTTCCGCCTTGAATTCCTTTTCTAGTCCCTCTAGGTACGTGCCGGCCTCCCCAAAATCGGCCGTGTAATAGTCCTCGATATCCTTTCCAGGGGAGCCTTGCACAATTTCATGGTATCGTTCAGTCAGGGATGCCACGGGCATTTCGATAGAAAAAAATGTGGCACCCCAGGCAGAGTTATTGACGTAGTTTTTGAGAAGATTTTGAAGGATAGCCGTTTTGAACGTTCCGCCCCGGGCCAGAATGAACAGCACTTCGCCACCGCTCACTCCCCGGATACGTTTGTCTATTTCGTGGATCCCAGTGATAAACCGATTCTGTTTTAAGGTCTTGATGTATTCCCTGTAGGACTCGAGGCATCTTTCAGCATCATACACATTAGCTATGTCCACGCCTGTCTTTTGGCTGAAAGGGTCCCCGATTTCAATGTTGACCAACTCGGATTGCAGAGTGGAAGAAATGTCGCCCAAAGTTCCTTGATGGTTGTAAAGTTTCTCTTGGGCTAAAGCGCAGGCTGCCACAAATTGGCGTTCCTTGTGGGCTTTATCAATTATCTCTCGATGAGTCCTCCATCCCGCACTTGTCGGAACACAATCCTCCAGGCTGACGAGGTAGTCCATGCCCCCACACTTCTCAAGGAGGTCTTTCTCTTTAAGCCATTGGCCCACGGTGACAAGATCGGCCTTGTCTTTCCGGTCTTGCAGGGCTTTGAAGATGTGCTGGTGGGCTTCCTTGTAGAATGCTTCAGGGGGGAGGTCTATGGAGGGGATGATGGACGGGTTGATAAAGCAGGCTCCGAGCAGAGCTTGTTCGGCGTCTGTATTCTGTGGAGGGACCCTAAGTTCGGTGGTCATGCAATACCCATCGTCACCAGTTTATGCCTTTCGTGTTCGCACTTCGAAATCTCATCCCGGCTTCGCCTGATTTGCGCCAGGATGTAATGCGTTTCAGGATAATTCTCCTCAAGGATTCCCATGAAATAATCAATGACTTGCTGCTTGATTTGGATGATACGCTCAAGCTCCTGGAGTCGTGTCATAATCATTCTCCAAAATGTGCAATCATGTAAATAATTGAAGCAAACAATAAAATCCCGATTAGTTTGTAAATGATTTCACCCAACATTTTTCTCCCATCTGATTTTATCTCCAGTGGCTATCTGTTTTGCCCTATCTCTTGAAGCCCAGCCTTGACCCCAACCAATTCCATCCCCTTTGCCTTGAAGAACAGGGTGCCAACCACTTGCTTTATAGATTGTTCCTTGATGGACTGATGTATCTTGATAGGAAATAAGTTTTGTTATTTCAGGTTTTGCCTTTTTGATAAGTCGGGCCATTATAGCCATCATCCAAGATGCCGTATTTGGGGGCGCATCAGGAGAAATTGCAAAACGCCTTAACTCATAAGCCCCACTCCAATTCAATCGCCTTGCAATCGGTAAAGACCACATTGCGACAGCAAAGTATTTATTCTCCCAAAATGCACCATAACAACGACAATGCCAATAATTGACGATCTCAGGTAAAACGCTGTGCCATAGTTTGTTGAGTCCCAAAGCCTTCTTTTGAGAAATTTTAACCACTTTCATTTGGAGCGGTGAGGTCGGAGTCGAACCGCCGTATTCCTTTTGGAACAAAGGATATGCTACCCTTGCATCATCACCGCTATCTATGGTCATTCCTCCTCCATCTCATCTATCATTTCCTGAAGGACTATTTTTGCTGTTGGACTTGCTGTATGCTCTATTAATTGGCGGAGTTCCTTAATCTTCTGCCGTTTGTGCTCACGTTGTTGTGGTGTCATGGGTATCTTTTCCGTTTCTTCGCCTTGATGTTCTTTCTCTAGTTCTTCACATGATTCAGGTAACATATCTCCCCTCCTTGCTCACGTTGTTGTGGTGTCATGAACCATTTCCCCACTAGTTACTTACTATGAATTTTAGACTCAAATAGGCGGCAATTGTTTTTTTCATTTACATCTGCTATAGATGGCCTATATTCATACATTTCATAAGAGGTATCCCGCTTTTTCCTATTCTGTGGGTGACCGCAAACATGCTGGCCATATCCATCGGTCACATACAAGCAATCTTTACAATAAACTTTACTCATCCACCCCTCCCTGCTTACGTTGTTGTGGTGTCATCCATCCCTCCCGTGGGGGTTGTGTAAACCTTGTGTAACTCGCTGTTTCATCTAAGTTTGGCTTCTAATTTCAGGGTTTTACTTAGCACGTTCAGGTTCAAGTCCCGCCTTCCGCACCACTTATGCCTGTTTTTTCAAGGCTTTGCATGTTATCTCCCCCACAAATTCCTTGTGTGGAATTTGGGTAAAGATATCTTTCAATATATTGTCTTTCTTGGGTAAAAATTGGAGCAGCATTTTGAAGCCATTCTTCGTTTGTTTTCCAAATAAACCACCCATTTTTCCAAAGCAAGTCTAAGTTAGCCCAATTTGCTCCCTTCTCATGTAACATTTGGTGCATATCAGAACCGCTTTTCTTATGAAGTTGCTTTGTTGAAAAGTACGCTTGGGCAAGCATTTGAATAGAATTGCGCTCCCAATCCTTTTGTCTCCAAATGAAATAATTACAAAGTTCATCTTTTGGGATGTTAAAGGCCCGTGAATCAAAAAAAGCTAAATGCCCAAACCGAGAACTAAAGATAGCTGATGCCATTGCCGCACTGATAGACACGATTTTTTGGATATTATAATCAAACCATGCCTCTGTAGTTAGCTTGTCAAAATCAATTAAAAGAATTGATATTTCATCTGATTGAATATATGCACATTTCGCACCTTGAATATGTTCGCAAAGGTATAGACCAGTTGTATGCATGAAAGTTGCGAATGTAATATCAAAAGGTTTTTCACATCTCCTTGTAAGGGTATGGAAGGCTTTACCATCTAATCGAATGATAACGGGGGTACGCCTTGTTAGTTTCATTCGATACCGATTTTCGTAATTTTCTTTCATTCGATTGCCAATAGAGGTCTTTTTCATTTTGCCTTCCTCATCTCTACCACTTCCCCCTTCTGCGTCGTTCCCCGATACACCTTCCTGGTGTCCTCCAATTCTATCTGGTAATACCGCTCAAACGCAGCATTGGTGTGGTGCATGGTGGCCTTCTTTATTTGGTCGGGTGTGAATCTTTCTCTAAGGGCTCGTACTGAGGAATGCCTTGTCCCTCCATACAGGTCAACTCCATCCACTCCACAATTTTTGCAAGCGATTCTCCACCAAGAATATAGATAGTCTTTTCCGAATCTGTGCCTATGCCTACGAGCGACGCCTTTTCTGCGCCCATGTCGAAAAAAGTAAACACTAGGCAAGGCCTGGGGAAAAGACTTAGCCAGTTCAATATCCTCATCCAATAAAGGAACAATTTTAGACTTATTTTCCTTATTGTATCTAACATTGACGACTCCCAGCGAGAGATCGAAATCCCCCTCCTTGATGTTGATAAGCTCTATCGGCCGGATGCTGATATAGGTTGCCAGCCACTTTATTCCTATCCAGATTTTCGGGTTGATGTGGTAGGAGATCCGCTTGACTTCCTCGATGATTCTGGCTTGAGTCTCCTTGTCAACCGTGTTTCGCCAGTTGAGTTCAAATTTGATTTGGGGAAATTCGGGGATGGGAAATTTGTATCTTTTGTGTACCCATCCCCAAAAGGTATGAAGCGTTGTGAAGATATTTTTTTTGCTCTTAGCGGACAGTTTGGCCGGCAGGGACCGTAAAAAGTCCTCAAGCTCGGCATATCCGATCTCCTTGACATTCCGATTCCCGAAAAAAGCTGAAGCAAGCCGGATATGGTAGTTAAGATTTCGGATGCAGCGCACGTCATCCCTCCGAATATCCACCCAATGCTTTCCAAGATTTTCAAACCCCAACGGCTGGTCTTTTTGATAATCCCTGACATCAAATGTCCCCTCATCCTCTTTGAATCTCAGGCCCGTCAGAACCCTCTCGGCCTCTTGCAATGATTGGCAAGTCTTGTAAACCCCCTTGAATCTGACAATCGGCTTCCCGAATCTCCAGTAGATATTCCCCTTCATGTTGATTTCCCCCTCTCTGTTTTTGAGGGGAGTTTTACCAAATATGGGCGCAGTGGGGAAGAGCATTAGGCTGTTTGGTTTTCTCCTGTGTGACGAGGTATACCTCCGTCTAACCGCCTTTACCTTGCTTCAAAATATCGTGAATTGTATGATTCAGAAAAGGCCGGAGAGCCTTCCCGATGCTGACCATATCTCTCAAATAGATACTGAAATTCGAATACCCAGCAGCTTTTGCATCTTCCAGCCACTCCTGCTTAACCGAGGCCCCGGTCTTGAAACTCAAGGTTTCCGTACAGGGTTCAATGATAGGCTGCGTATTTTGGTTGATTGTGACCGTATTCGGACCGTGGAAATGGAAGGTCTGCTGAGACATGAAAGCCTCCTGGCGCGAATGGGTTAAAGTCCTGATTTACGTTGCGGCCTTTTTTCTCGGGGTGTGGTTATTGCCCGAAATTACGAGGTATCTTTTTGCTTGATTTAACTAGCAAAATCGTATTATTAAGCGGGCTTCGGCTCAGAGAATGGAAAGGGGTGTTTCCAGAGGTCTGCCAAGCCTCGGCCCGCGCTTTATGCGGCTTGGTCAGGATAAAGCAGGTCCACTTTGTCTATGATGCCTCCGCTGGCTTCTTCAATTTTGGCAGCCAGTTTTCGTGATGGCTTCCTCTTTCCATATTTGATCTGAAGCAAGTAAGCGACTGTCGTTCCCGCCTTATCAGCAATAGGTTCAAGTTCTTTTCGGGTGAGATCCTGCAATTTCATGGAGGTACAGTACCAAATTGCTACCAGTCTGTCAATGAAAAAGGAAGAAATCACATCCAGAAATCTGAGGCGACTAGCGGCCGAGGCCGATATTGGCCTCAAAGCCCTTAAAAACCTCTATATTGGCGAAAGCGGTAAACCATCCCCAAAAATGGTGGAACATCATTGGTATGGCCGTCGCGCCATAGCTTGGAAAAGCATGGAAAAATACATCAGTATTTTCAAAATGCTTGGCCGCAAAGTTACCCCAGCTGATTTTCTTAAAGAATAGCCCTAAAATTTTTTCTTGAAATTGGTAGCAAAATGGTACCGAAAAAACTTGACAGCCTGGTAGCAAAATGATACCGTGTCTCAAATCCAACGGAGCACCCTATGAAATTTGACGCTATTGAAATCCTCGGGCTGATCGCATGGGGGATGATCGCTTACCTGGTCTGGATGGAGGTAATTTAGAAGGGGGGATGAGATGGCACACACACCGGGACCGTGGAAAGTAAGCAGGGGGGCACAAAATCATCCGTACTCGATAGAAGGACCAACGAAAACAGTAGCGTTTATCAAGATGCAGACAGAAATGGAAACGACTGACGGGAATGCCCGTCTTATCGCCAGTGTGCCCGATCTGTTGCAGGCCTGTGAAGCAGCAAAAAAATACCTTGAACCCGACCTTGTTGAACCTGGCCGGACAGTTTTTTGGAACCTTGTTGCTGCTATAAAAAAAGCCAAGGAAGAATCATGAGACAGACATCTATAGTGACCACGCTAATCGGCCTTGGCATCATGGTGGCCCTGATGCTCATGGGGCTTTGGAGCCAAGGGCTGGTTTTTGTCTAGTTCTTCCCCGTGCCTCATCATGCCCCCCAGGTACGGACTCAACAATAAACGAGCCGCGAACGGGGCAGAGAGGGCGGTGAGGATAAATCTAACAGAAAGGGGGAGAGAAATGAACCTTGAAGCAACAACGGCTAACGCTGAACGTGAACCTTATCATACGCAGATCCACAGAGCTTTAGGCAATCTCAGAGATGCAATAGATGGTTTAGCTGAATTGAAAGACAAGATTGAACACGATGAGATGTGTCAAGCAGAAAAGGGTGTTGACCCACCCGCTCCGCCATTAGGTGGCCTTTTGCAGGGAGCATCCGGCGATATCAGGCAGGAAGCTGAACGGATTCGGGGATTAATTATAGATATCCGGTCGCTGCTTTTTTAGGGCGGTGGAGGAAAAGACCTGGGGTGGTTGGGTGGGAACAGTTCTTTGAAATGGGGGAGTGGTTTAGCCGTCTAGTAAGCCTGCGCTCCAAGGTCTCCGAGCGCGACAAGTCCTTAGTAGGCTAGTAACCGAAAAGGCCAGCAATCAAGCTGACTGTTTATCATGGCAGTATAGTTCTGCTGGAGCATTTAATTGGGATCGCGGTTCAGGTGAGAATCCTGGCTCCCCCAACAGTTCTTTGACAGCCGGGAGTCAAACATAAATAGGTCGGTTCAAAGCGCACCGTAAGAGCGCATACCTGGATTTGGCTCCCGGCACAGTTTACGCCCGGGCAAGCGACCTAGTGGCAAGGTGTCAACACCGCTCTGCATGTCAAAAGTCCACGGCATGTATCGGGACTGCTCGGGCACAGTTTGGATGAGTGGTAAGCGAGGGAGAGCGTAAGCGATGCTTGCGACAACGGTCTGTGCGGGATTGGGTATAGAGTGTAGCTTACCACTCATCCTCCAGTTTAGCTGGCGGTGGGCGTACACCCGAAAGGGTGGGTGAACGGATGGGATGCCTTAAATGAGGTGATGGGTGCCGCCAACATCAACAAAAGCGCGTATCTTGAAATTTTCAGCATAACCTTTTTCCTCCTACCAACCTCAACCGCCCCGGATACGGGCATGGGGGCTGCTGATTAAGCCGTACTGTGGAGAAAACGGTGAATAAGTTTGGAGCTAGGAGGCAGCATCTGGGGCACAAAGGAGAGTGTCATGATTTGGATGGAGCACATACTGGCAATTATCGGTGCGCTTAGTGTCGGATGGTGTGTGGGTAATTACATTCGCCTTAAACTTCAGGACCGGGCCACACGCCGCTATATCCGGGAAAGGACAATTTACTCATGAAATGGACAAGCACGAAAAAGGACTTTGAGATGGCCGCCGATGCCATGTCCCACATCTTGAGGAATGGCAAGGATCCCGAATTGGTCAAAAAAATGATCGGGGAGCAGATCGGGAGGCTCCGGTCGCTTATTCATCACTTTCCGGAAGGGGACGGCAATGATCGACGCGATCCATCAGTCCAGCCTTAACATGGCCCTTAGATGCGGCGAACAGTTCCGGCGTCGCTTTATTGAAGGTGAAATCATCCCGCCTTCTATCGCTGCCGCCCGAGGCACCGGCGTACATGGCGCCAATGAAGTCAATTTGAAGCACAAAATCCAGAAGGGGGACGACCTGCCCGTCAATGACCTCAAGGATGCCGCCCGCGACAAGTATGTCAAGACAATCTCAAGTGGCATCTATCTTGCCAAAGCGAACCGCCCCGCCAAAGATCGCCTCTTAAATGAAGGGCTTAATGACACCCTGCGCTGCACAAAACTTTATCGGGAAGAAGTTGCCCCTGGAATCAATCCGGTCGCTATAGAGGAGCCGTTTGAGCTTGATGTAGGTTTGGAGCTGCCTCTGGCCGGCGTGATGGATTATCAGGAAAAACCCGAAGTAGGAGACCTGAAAACCACTCGCATGAAATGGCAAGAGGGGCGAATCAAAAAAGAGATACAGCCTGCTCTTTATTCTTTTGTCCATGAAAAGACCCGCCATATCCGGCCAGAGTTTAAATACAGTATCCTTATAGCTCGACGGGGCAAAAACGGAAATCCCACCTCGGAGGAATTACAAACCCAAGTAATGACTCCGACCGAGCAGGACTATGAGGCACTATTCGCAAAGCTGGAAATGTTCATCAACATGCTGAAGGCAGGAGTTTTTATACCCGCCAATCCTACCTCCTGGTGGTGTGATCCCAAGTGGTGCGGGTATTGGGAGACCTGCCCGTATGTAGGAAATCCAAAACACAGAAGGGAGATATAACTTATGGAAGAAGCATTGGACCCTGAAGTATTGGACAACATTCAATCATTTACAGGCCCTCCCACCGTGCCCCAAGAGATGCTTTCTCAGGGTAGGGCACTCCAGAAAGTGGAAACCAAATACACTACGGCTGTCGCAGTGCAGAATCCGCGTTCTCTTACCAAATTTGTCAACAACGTCTTGGAAGAGGCGAAGCTGGCCGGGACCGCTTTCTATTATCGGTGGGAGGTTTGGGATAAGGATAAAGGCCGAAAGGTTCCAGTCGAGGGGCCGAGCATTGATGCCGGGATGTGCCTTGCCAGAAACTATGGCAATGATGCTATAGATGTGGACGTTGAGGAAAGCCTGACCCACTATCTTTTCAAGGGCTATTTCATAGACCTGGAGACTGGATTCACCTGTCCGCGTCTTTTCCGACAAAGGAAAAGTCAGAGGCTCAGTGACAAAATGGGCAAAGATCGGCAGGAGGACATTGTTTTTCAGATCGGGCAGAGCAAGGCGATCCGAAATGCCGTGGTCCGGGCCATGCCGCGATGGTTGCTTGATCGGATGATCGAAGCCGCCAAGGAAGCGGAGCTTAAAAAGATCAAGCCCGAAAATATCCATGTGGCCCGAGCCCAGGCCATGGACTTCTTCAAGAAATACGGCGTCACTCAGAGGCAGATTGAAAATGAGCGGGGCAGTATAGCGGATGAATGGACTGCCCAGGATATCGTCGATCTCAGGGGAATGGCGACAGCTCTCAAAGAGGGCCGGATAACGACCAAAGAACTGTTCCCTGAAAATGGGGGCAAAGACGCGGGGCAGATCGAGGAAGAAACCGAGCCTCAAGTTATAATAGACGAATCTCCGCCTTCTTATAAATGTCCCCACTGCGAATTTATAGCTAAGAGCGAAAGAGGCCTGAAAAAGCATCTCACCATGAGCCACAAGGGGGCTCTGCCTGAAACAGGGGCAGATGAGGGCCAAGGTAGCGACCCTGACACAAAAGACGATCCTGGTGCCTCTCAGGGGATGAACGAAGCCGAAACCTGGTATAGCCAGATGTACGACCTGAAAGAATCCATAAAGGAGGCCGTACCGGGGGGATGGCCTAAGCTGCTGGCTTTGCACAGGGCCACGGCCCTTGACGACATTCCCGAGGATGGTCGCCAGGAGTTCAAGCGGAAGGCTGAAACACTTTTCGAAATGGGCCTCAAGGCTTTCGAGATATGGGAGGAGTGATATGGGCAAGAAATATGTGATTTTGGAGGTTGATAAAAGCATCCTGCGGAAAGGTATTTTTTGTAGGTGTTTTCCTGTAGGCGCAATCGAGAAAGATGGGGTGAGTGAAATTCTTTGGCTCCACCCATCCCGCATAGTGGACGAAGGGGATTTGGAAGGGCGATTAAGAGCGATACAAGATATGGTTATACTGCCAAGCCTAGAGGAAGCCAAACAAATCCTCCTCTCCCCGCCCGCCGAGGAGGATGAGTGGGAGGAGTGGCTTAATGAATATCCCAATAATAAAAACGTCACAACTGATAGTGGTAGGCTGTTTAAATGGCTCCGCCGGATGCCGAGGGATAAGGGATGAAAGACCACCCGATCATATTCAGCACCGAAATGGTAAGGGCCATTCTTGAAGGCCGGAAAACCATGACAAGAAGGCCAATAAAGCCACAGCCCATACAAAAACGAAATGGGTGGTTTGATTGGGGTTATAAATATGGAGCACCAAAAAAATCATCTCCAAAAAGTTGTTTTTGGCATGCAGAAACATGGCGAAAAGAAGGCAAAACGGCACCCATTGATGAGTATTGCCCTTACGGCGGTCCCGGCGATAGGCTATGGGTGAGGGAGACTTGGATGGCAATGGTTGATGGAGATGAACCTAACTACGGTGTTACATGGAAGGCTTCTGGAACGACGGGATGGCGACCATGGAAACGTGACGATAGGGCTAGTAAATATTTTACTGGCGATGATAAATGGCGTCCCTCCATCCACATGCCTAAATGGGCTTGCCGCCTCTGGCTTGAGATTACGGGCGTCAGGGTGGAGAGGGTGCAAGAAATAGACCCAAGTAATGCTATTGAAGAAGGTATCTATGTCGTTGAATGGCATCCTAGATGGCATGATGCTGCTATCGATGGATTCAAGACATATTGGGATTCACTCTACGCCAAGAAGCCGGGGTTCCAATGGGAAGCTAACCCGTGGGTGCGGGTGATTGAGTTCAGGAGGGATGATGGACCTTGACAAGATAGATAGGCTGATTGCTGAGAAGGTGATGGAATTGCATAGAGAAGAATCGGGTGATTTCCCTAATATATGGTTTAATGATAAAAATAATCCCATGTTTTTTGTCCAGAAGTTCTACCCCACCCGCGACATCTCTCAGGCGTGGATGGTGGTGGAGAAGCTCATTAAAGAAAAAAGCGCATTCAACCTATTCTGGCATGAGGAAGAGGAGAAACAATATTGGGAGTGTCATTTCTGCTTAGACGGAGAAAACCTAGCTATGGCTTGGAATAAATCCGCCCCACTCGCCATCTGCCGAGCTGCGCTGAAGGCAAAGGGGATAGATTATGGATATACCTGAGACTTACATAAAAATGTGTGACTGCCCTGAGATACAGAGACAATGGAATCCACAACTTGGAGACATCGTTTTTTCGCGCAATAAAGTTAAAGTCGTTTTAGGGCTCACTCCACATTATCTAAATGATATTATTGGCTTTTGGCAAGCTATCTGGCTTCCCCGGCAGGATCAATTGCAGGAGATGGTATTCCCTGAAGATCCCTTTTGGCGACACATTGATGAATTTCATGATTTTGCTTTCCAAAGACAAACATTAGGAGTTATGCCTCATTATTGTGCTATTAAAGAAGCAGACGAACAGGAAAGATATGTGATGCAATTTAAATCAATGGAACAACTCTGGCTTGCCTTCGTAATGCATGAACTCCACGGCAAGAAATGGGATGGGGAGAAGTGGGTAAAGGAGTAGTGGATGGAAAATTCCACTGAAACGCCGAAATCTATTTTGCTAGAATTACTTCGCTGGCGAATGTGTGGCTATGAAGTTTGTAAATGTGAGCGTAAACAAATTCCCATAAAGAAGGGGGGTGATAATCGTGAAAACGGCTAGCAGATGCGGACGACTGCCGTTAGTTTGACTGCGGGGCTAGATGCCCCGCTTGACACAGAGTAGCGATACAGGGGAGAAATTTCAGGGTTTTGAAACGGAACGTCAAGGAAGAATTATGAATAGGTGGGGATAAAACCTGACTGCATTAAGCCAAATTCCGTCAAGTCTTACTTCGGCTTCCTGAGTCCAAAGGGTCGGCAAGTGAACATTAATCTTTGCACAGATGCCAAATATCATAACTTAGCACTAATGAAAATTTCAGCATGGCATAAAGCGAACGGTGATCAGGTTTGGTTAAATGGTGTTGGTAAATTTGATTTAACCTATGGGTCTTGGCTATTTGATTTTACCGAAAAAGTACCATGCGATATAGAGGGGGGGCCATATTTTGTTGAAACTTATGGAGATAATCATCAGAAAGGAACTCGATTTACCGGACGCCACAATCATAGCGGGACCATACAACAAGTGGCCTCGATGGAATCTGTGGAGAGATTATTTCGATGCGAGACCAACGAGATGTATCCTGACTACTCTTTGTTTAATTTGGATTATTCCCTTGGCTATACTTTTCGTTTTTGCCCCCGCCTTTGTCCTTTCTGTAAAGTACCCAATATGTATCATAAAGGGGATCGCAGTCATGATAGCATATATAGTTTTCATGATAAGCGATATGATAAAATCCGGTTACTGAATAACAATACTTTTGCAGATCCCCAATGGAAAGAAACTTTTGAAGAAATATGGGATGCTAATCTAACCGTGATTGATGAAAATGGCTATGACTTACGTTTCATGGATGAAGAAAAAGCTGATGCACTCAGGAAAACCAAGTTTAAGGGCAAAATTCACTATGCTTGGGATTTGATGAAAGATGAGCGGAAAATTCTGGATGGGCTTATGATTGCCCCCAAAGGTATTGTTTACGTTCTTATCGGCTACAACACTACCCAGGAGGAAGATTTCTACCGATGTCAAAAGATTCACAACTTGGGGCATGACCCCTATATAATGCCGTATAACCGTACCAAGCAAGAAAGGCGCTTTCAGCGATTTGTCAATACTAGGATGTATCGTAGATACTCAAGCATTAAAGAAGCATGGAAAGATTATAAATAGGTCATCCTAGCACAATAGTAGGATATTAAATCAATTACTTCGGCTTTTTGAGTAGCCCGTTATCGTTCAATACCTGAAACCATATCTCACTCCAGGCTTCCGTCCTCGATTCTCTCAACTCATCTGTGATAGTTTCCATTTTCTCGCCATCCCCGGCAAACACTCCCATAGACAAGGTTTCATCTATAGCATGAGTGGTTTCATGAAACAGGCTAGTCCACACAGAGCTTTCCGGTCGTTCCTTCCCATTCGTGTCCACAGCGGAAATGTATATCGTTTTCATGCCAAAATCGCATAGACCATAATTCTTGTCTGATTCGATAAACTGATAGGGAAAGACAATTCTCCAATCATGACCGCCTATCTTGAGTCTTTTTGGCAGTTTCACATTTTTCACCCGTTCCTTTACATAATGGGCAAGTTACAGGTTCCAGCTTACTGATGGGCTGTAAATAAACAAACTTTTTTCCTTTACACCTCGGGCATTTCGTCGTCCGGGATGGCATTTTCAGCAATCCAATCAAGGCGTTCTTTGTGTGCCTGGAAGACCGGCTCGAAAGGCCTGAGAACGTCCTCCATGTAGGCGTTGTATTCGTCGATGTCTTTGACAAAAAACCAATCTCTCATCTAAACCACCTTCCAGCGATGAGGTAGAATGCGGCGATTTACCACCTCGAACTGGCCGTCAGCATCCACATTGACTAGAGCGAACCCGTGATTCCAATCATTCCCAAAGGGGTTGTAGTCCGGGTTTAGATCACACAGACACCCGAAAGACCAGCAGGTCAGGAGGTCTCCGTGGATGGTTTTGGGTGTATGCTCTGATCTGGAATGACAATGAGAACAGGCACAGAACGTCTTCGCCTTCAAATACAACCCTCGCGCTGCGTTCACCATTTTGGAAAGATGGGGGATTTCGTGGCCATGAATAATGGGAAGTTTTCCCGCCATGACTTTCTGAAAGTAATCTAGGAATTCAATCCCTCTCTGCTCGTATCCCATGACCTCTTCCATGGCTGAAACGATCGGGGTATCCACGATCTCCTTTGCCTGCTGCTGGAAGTACCTAGGAAGCCGGTATTCGTGGTTTCCCGGCTTGTAAACCTTCTTCGCTTTAGGGAACTCGTTGTGAATGAAGTCGAAGAAATCAATCGTGAGTTCTATCTCTCGAGGGAAATCCCTTTTAGCCGTGGGCCAGTAGGATACGGCGGCGCAATCCTGGACATCCCCGTTGAAGAATATGCCGTTTATTTTTTCCGTGTGACCGTACTGGACCGCCGCTTCTATGGCTGCGGGTTCGTGGTACGGGACGTGAAGATCGGATAGAACAAGCCAAAGCCCGGGCGCCAGCTGGTAGTCGGTGCGTATCTTCCGCCACGTTTCCGGTATGTGGCTTACCGTATCCCGGAAAAGGGTTTTATCCGGTGTGCGCTGGCGATTCCTTTCACCGTTCTTGCCAACAACGTGCCTCACGGAGCTACGGATTTTCTCCAGGTCATTGTCAAACTGCGGCCCATAGTTCTCGAGGATGTATTTAGCAATGGTGCGGTTGCCGAGGTGATGAAACCGCCTCACCGTGTCCCGAACAATCTGGATCCTCGCCTTATAGAACGCCCTTGATTGTAAGGCCATCTGTGTTTACCTCACTTTTTTCGACACGCCCCGAAACAACGGGGCTTTAGCCTGTACTTCAGTGGAGTTTTTTTGGGGCCTATCTCCCGCAGTCCCGAGGCGAGCCGTTTATCATTGGTTGAGCTTTCTACCTATCGCTACACCAAACAATCCCGAAAAGCCGTTCTGGACAAGCTGAGTCACCTCAGCCGCCAAGGGCTGAAAAACAGAGACCACAATCGCCAGCGCGCAAAGCAGAAAGACTGCCACAATCACTAAATCTTTATCGTCGTAATCTTGCATTACACAAACTCCCCGATGAGCTCGAAGATTCTGGGAGCCAGGTTCTCGATAACCTCCTTGCCCATGCTTTCAAGAATAATACCGAAACTGGTAAACGCCTTACCCAAGTCTTCCTGGCTTCTTTCGGGCATGGCGGCTATCTCGTCCAAAGTGTCCAGGGCCCGTATCGCCCGGGCGCCGTACCGCTCCATGGCGCAACCTTCCGGCCCGCAGAACGTCCTGATCTTGCCGGACTCAAACTGCCATACAGACAGAGCCTTCTCCACGACCTGCATTTGAGTCTCTACGCAGGCGACGTACTCGTCCGTGGCATGAAGGGCGCCCTGGTTCAAGATGCCGCAGCCCGTTATGAGGCCCAGCAAGGGGATAATGAGAAACAGTTTTTTCATGGTGTGTTACCTCCTATTAATTCATCTGCAAAGCCGTACTGGTTGACGGCTTCAATGCCCGTCATCCATAACTCTTTTTTATGTGTGGCATCGTCTATTTCCTGCTTTGCCATTTTGCTGACATTAGCCAAGTGCCTATTGGCAGCGTTCTGTAACTTTCGTAAGATCTTGGCCTCATCCTCACTGGAGCTGGGCGTTGAGATGGAGAACATTGAGAACGTGAGAAGTTCATGCCACATCAGGTTAGCCATCGGGGAAACAAGTCTTGGCTTGCCCGTAGCGAAAATGAGAAAGCCAGCAGACATAGCAAAAGCGTGACATTGTGTTTGAATAATTTTGCCCTTAGCCTGCCATCCCTGGATGATGCCCACAATTTTCCATGCTTCGAACAGCGACCCGCCAGGCGAATGAATGTCAATTATGCATTTATCCAATTGATGATCCACAAACAGATAATTCAAGCCCTCCCGTAAGTATTTACCTGTGCAGTTGTGAGTGACATCGCCAAGGTCGAAATAGCCAATTTCGTTTCCGGCACTGTCAACTAAAATTCTTGTATAAACAGGAGGATTATAAAGAGATTCTATGCGGGCTTCTGTGATTTTCTTGAATAGATAACCCTGCCCATGACAAGTCAAGCACTTGTCCTGGTCGCTAATGTGGCTGTAAGGACATTCAAAAGCCTTAGCGGTTTCTTTTTCATTTTCCGATGCGATTGCGTTCCCACTCAAAAAGCATAGTGACAGAAACACGATAAGGCCCCGATACGTTGCTGTAAAAAGTTTTGTCTTCATGTTTTGGGCCTCCTTAAAGTTAATCCGGCTTAAAGCCGGTGTACTTAGACAGCTTCTAGGCTATCCATCGGATATCGGTACAAACGGGTTCCTGGGGTTCCAGGATTTGCTCTATTTTGCGAAGCTGCACCAGTATATAGACTCTTTCCTGGTCGTCCATGCGCCCGTCTTTGTGAAGGTACTTACACACACCCCCGATGCAGGCGGTAGCGTTCCTGACGATATGTTGCTAAATAGCGCAAACCGTCATTTCCCCTTCCCGTTGTTCGAGTCGATTTTGTCCTCGATTCGTTGGAGCCGTTGCTCCATGCCTTCAAACTTCGTGTCCATAAGTTTTTCAAGGGCTTTATGGGTTTTAGTGCAGTCGCGCCTCGAAACTCCCGGTAGTATCAGTTTGCCGCCTATGCCGCCTCCGAGCAGAAGGACAGCCCCTAACAGAACCTCTTCTAAACCCGTCATTGTTGTTTACTCCCCGTCCATGCTAATGGTCATCCAGCCCATCATATCCCCGCCAGCCACTAGGCAGCATACAAGGCGTATTTCGTAAACCTTCACAACGGCATAATTGGCTTGCTTAAGGGGATATCCTTTACTGGTTGCCGTATTACTGATGGAATATTCCACGGTTTCATCCGACACATTATAAAGAATAATATGATACAAAGTGTCTGGGGAACCGTCCTCGTCCGTGGCGCCACCGGACAGAACTCTTATATGCCGATTCGCCCCCTGGCTAAGTCTGGCGATTAACCCCTTTTCACCCGTCCGAAGCCACCCTGCGGCTTTACTGTCAGGATCCGCATCGTCGTCAAGGCGTACATAGATGGTGTCCCAGCCAAGCACATCATTGTCGCCATAGTTCCACGTTCCGGCTGTCAAACTCCCAAGCGTAGCCTGGCTTCTGACCGTACCGTTCATGACCACATGGTCGGGATCGGCCAGGCCCGGGTTGCCTCCTCCGAGGGCTTCGCAATAGTATTCCCCCGTTCCGGACCCGGAAGCCGTCCATTGATACGTGACTCCATCAGTGATATTTATGCCCGCGCCGTTCATGGTTCCGTTGAACGTTTTATAAGCCGCGAGGCTTCTGCCCACCGTGCCGGTGGCGGTTTTAACCTCATTGCCCGCCCCGGAGTCGGAAATCACCGAGGCGGTCGCCCCGGATTGTTTTGCAAAGACCGTGTTGTAATTGCCCGTAGTGCCGAAAGTGTAGGAATAGCTTGTGTTGTTTTCGCCCCGGACATTCATGAAGGCGTTATATTCGGCGTTATAGGTGCCGTCACCTACAATGACCCCATTATCGCCAGCGTTCCAGGCACATTCCCGAAGGACATTCGTTCCGCTATTTCCGTAAACCACGTAATGGTTCGTGCATCTGTAAGTAATGGCATTCTCTATGACATTATCGTTGTTGTAGCCCGTAGCCGCCGTGTTGAACTTCACGCCGTTTGTCGGGACGATATAATCCACTCCATGCAGATTGGCAGGTATGTAAGGGCCGTCAATCCGGTTCCAATAATTTATTTCCCCGGCCCCGGCGTAAAACAAGAGACCATTCGTCGCCTTGCCTATTATGCTTTCTATACGGCAGCTAACGTATCTCGCGTCTGAGAACTGCACCATAGTTGTTGGGCGGTCAACTCCGACCGTTCCGTCCGTAGTATCTGCACTCTGGATAACACCGAGATTCACTTGGGCCTTTGCTTCGACAGCTCCCGTGTCGATTTTAACAGTCGTACCCACACCGTAATCCGCGATAATGGCATCCCGGGGCATCTCAACGTCCAGGGAGGCCCCGATAGACAGGGCGGGAGTGCCAGCCGTGGAGACTACCTTGTAGGTGCAACTTTGAAATATCAGCCTACCCGTCCCAGCTTCGCTTATTGCCGTCTGGATGGCCGAAGTGTCGTTCGTGCTACCGTCCCCTGTCGCGCCCCTCCATGCGACGTGATAATCGCCGTCCTTTTCAAAATCCAGCGTACCAAGTCCGCTGACAATCTGCTGCCGGGGTCCACACACCAGGTTGGCCGGGGAGTACAGCTTTAAGGTCTTGCCGTTGGAAATATTGAAGTACGCCCCTTCGGGCAAAACTATGGTGACATCCTCGTATCCGGACAGGTCGAGGTCGTCCGTGATGGCCCAGCCATCCTCATGGGGCTGTATCCACCATTGGACCTTATCGCTTTCCGTATCGCTTGCCGCCTGGACCAGCACGGAGCGAGTCCGGTTGACCCCCCCGCCGTACACCTGGCAAAGATCTATGCCTACCCAGTCAATCTTGTTAAGGGTGAGGTTGTAGCCCGTAGCAGTCTGCCGCGAGAACGTCTTGGTGGAATCCACCTGATACTCCAAATAGATGTCCTGCTTGCCGACAATCCCTTTCGTAACCGTGCCCGCTATGATGGTATCAATACCAAAATGCACCACGAAAAAGGCCGCCAGAAGGACGGCCCCGAATATCCCTAACATTATTCGCTTTTTCATATCGGGTTCCATCTCCAGATAGTTTGGGTTATCGTGTCGCTCGCATTGGCACAAGTGCCTGTCATTTTCACCGTGACGGCAGATGTCGTATCAATCGCTGCGGTATCGTAATCGGCACGGTGTTCCATGACGGCCCCGGCCTGACTTTCGATGTACTCCCACGCTATGCGCTGGGCGTTGGTAGCCGTGTTCCAGATTTCCACCGTGAGCTGCCAATCGTGCTCGTTGTTCGCCGGCAGGTTGACCGTGATTTCCTTAGTGCCGAAATAGAACTTGAGAGTCTTGTTTCCGTTCAGGCCCGTTTTGGTACCCGCCGCCTTGACCAGAATGCCCCGCTTGGTTCCCAAACCGTAAGCGGGAATTGTACTCGAAGCGAGATTGTCCTCCCCGCCTCCGCTCGTCGAGTTGTCCGAGTTGTCGTACCCGGTATACGTGAACGTCCCGTAGCCCGTCACGATCTGATACGGTCCCGCCTCTATCCAGGCGTTGACTGTGAGGGTGTAGCCTGCCAGGACATAGTTTGCCGCCTTGGTGTCCGGATCCACATTGTCCGACAACCTAACGTAGACCGTATCGTACCCAAGGGTGTCATTGTCGTCCCAGGCCCACTCCCCTGCCGCAAGCCCTCCCACAGCCCCGGCAGTCATGGCCGTGCCGTTCTCTATAATAGAGGACGGCTGATTAATGCCCGGGTCGCCCCCCGCCGAGGCTTCCAGGTAATACTCATTCGTGCCGGAACCTGAGAGCGTCCATTTGTAAGCCGAACTGCGGATTGTAATGTCCGTATCGAAATACGCGCCGGGGGGCATGAACAGGACAAGGTTGCCCGTAATGGTCTGGTCTTTAGTAATTTGCCATTTACCGGGAGCCAAAAATACCGCCACCCTGTCGGATGCCCCCACATCCGTCATGAGGTCTTCCAAAACGGAGGAGTCCTGGAGTACGTTTCCGCCAAAGGCGCTCATAGCGTCTATGCCTACCCAGTCCAGCTTCCGGAGGGTCAGGTTATATCCTTCAGAAGTTTGACGGCTAAAAGTCTTGGCATCCCCGTCGCCGTTGTCGTACCAGGATCGAATATCCTGCTTTCCGGCAGGCTCTTTTGTCACTGTGCCCATTTATCAAACTCCGCTTTCAGCAAATCACGGCTGCCTTTCCATTGATTTAAGCAATGGGAATCCCCTTTGCAAAATTTTTGTCCCATCTTCATAAGGCCGTCCAGGAAGTTTTGCCGCCACCATTTATCATGACACATAAGCACCTGAAGCCCGTCCTCGGTTACAAGTTTCCCTTCGTGCATTCTCACTCTTGTTCCGGGCTTGAGCATCTTCTGGTGCAGGTTGGTTAATTGTTGGGCGGGCAGGAGAACAATATCCTCCTGCTTGTTGTGCATACACATGAAAGCATTCATAAGCATCCAGATGGATGTTGAATGATTCTCCCCTATTTTCCACCATTGATTGACGGCATCCGTAAACACCTGACCGTGCTTTCGTGGATCCAGAATAAGGGGTGCCGCGATGGTGCGATAGGCAAACTTCCCCGCTATGCCCTGAATGCCCGTCAAGTCCTCGTAGTCCTGCTTGAAAACAATGTTCTGCCCATTGGCTGACCCGACAATGTAGCCCATTTCCGCAAGCCGGAAGTAGGGATACATGGATGCCATAAAGAAACTGTCCGCATCGGCAAGCATGGTTATCCTGTCCTGTTCTGCGGCAATCCGGTAGCTTTCGAGTTTACAGACAAGTCCTGGACTTCTGCCGGTATCGAGCTGAATAATCTGCTCGAACGGCCAGCGGGCAATGTAATCTTCGGGCAGATCGTAGTTGAGAAGCGTAACGCCTATATCTTTGTCCTGATGATAATGATAGAAAGTTTTCAGGAAGACCGTCAAACCCGGAATGAAAACTTCTGAGGCGGGAACAATTACCTGATATCTTTTCATGAGAGCCTTTTTTCAATAATGGGCATCATTTCGATGTATTGGTTCAGGTAGGGATAAACGCGCCAGCCCACCCCCTGCCAGTCTGCAAACCAGAGGTAAGCAAAGTTAGGGGCGTCACGTCCCGTGTTACATTTCATACCTCTTTGATTGACGAGCACCCAGGGTTCCTTACCGCAATAAAGACTCATCACGGTCAAAGCTGTTATCATTCCTATGCGAATCTTGCTGTGCTTAATTGCCCAAATGGATGCTTCCAAAGGGTTGTCATAATCCCAAGCGGCAGGGCAATCCACATTAAAGGAGCTGTCAGGATGGCCACAAGCGAAAACTCGATAGCCCGTAGCTTGCAGAAGGCTTACAAACTTGGGCCAATTCTCCCAGTTCAGTCTTTTGGTGTTGTGGCGCCAACGGGGGAATACGGCTATATCGCACGAAAAACCGAAGTCTTTTGTCAATGGTTCGAAATGCTGATATTCCGGGTAAAGTGGCATTAGTGTGGAGGGGGTTATATATTCGTGGTCTGGTCCTAATGTTTTCTTTACCTCATCCCAAACGCTTTTTTGAGTTAGGGCTCCGCTACATACCCTGTCTTGTTCATTAACCCTCGGAACAATATGTCTGCCATCAGCACACGGGTAAAGGCAGTCTTTCCCCTCCTCATAACAAGCAATTCTTGGCTCCTGGCAATTTCTTACAGCCGGGACCCATCTTAGAAGCTCGTTGCCAAACTCTCCCAACCAGGGAAGGTACACTTTCATTGGGCGCTCGCCTTTGTCGGATCGACACGGTTTATGTCTACCGCCTTAAATGGGTTTTCCTTTTCCCAATAGAAGGCCCTTGTAATGTCTACAGCATGAAACTGTCTAAGCGCGTACCCCTCATGGAGTTTCGGGTTCTGCTTTTCTATGAGTGCCAGAGCCTCCACGACATCTTTACGGTCACAGTCATGAAAACAAATAATACCGCCGTCCTTGATAAACCTGGAATATTTCATAAAATCGGCTATAACGTAAAGGGTTGGGTGGCCGGCGTCTATGAACGCCAGGTCTGCCGAATGGAAAGAGATTGGCAAGAGAGTATCAATCGAAGGCGATTGAATAAATTCTACTTTGTCTAATCGTCCATAATCCGTAATGGCTTTACGGGCATAACCGCAGGCACCCTTGTCAATACTGTAAACCTTGTTGGCAGTCAGGGAAAAGATTCTGCCCGTAACTCCCCATCCCGTGCCGATATCAAGAACAATGTCGGGTCTCAAATCACAACACAGATTGATTAGCCAGATGGCTTCTTTTTCCCTGAGTCCTTTGCCCTTGTCGTGCCATATAGCCTTACTTACCCCTTGAAAGTCCAAGTCTGCCTCCCTCATAATACATTTTAACAGCATCTACGATCATGTACGGCTTAATCAACCTAAAGCATCTGGGAACACCATAAACCAAATCTACACATTCACCCTGCGTGCCGCCCCTCCAGCACCCGTCCCATTTACAACAGTCCAGGGCACCATTAGTATAGAGGTATCTGCCATGGGGATAGATATGCCACCGCACCCCTTCCTTGCCTGCCGCTACGACTACATGGGGTTGCTCGAAAGCTGCACTCATGACAAACTGAAAAGACAATGGGCCGATTGTGCCGTGCGCCCACCATCCCAATCTGATTAGCTGCCGGAGGTCCGTCTTGCCGACAAGGTTATAGACATCCTTTAATTGAGGATGCTTGTGGCTTTTGTGGCCCACCTGGGCCAGCCTGACCGCCCCGTTGAAATAGTCATTGAAGAGATCCACAACCTCTTGCCAGCGATGGTATTGCTTCAGCGTGTTATCAGGCTTGTGACCGGCATTAAGGAGCCAGAAGGGACCGGGCCAGCCGCAATCCACCTCCACCTGATTAATCCAGCCCTTCTCTTCATCCGATAAATAAAGCTCCGGCTTAATACCTGTCTTCGAGAACGAAACCCCTAACTGTTGTTCCACATCGTCATGGAAAGCATCGGTCCAGTGCTGACCTTTCCAGCCCGATTCGTGGATGCCGTTATAATGAACCGTGAAGGATTCGACACCCTCTTCTTTTTGCTCTAATGGCACGATGTAGGGATTGTTTTCCCAAATTTCGGGGCAGGGAGACCGGACATCTATAAGCCACTCAGGGAAAGCCATGGCCAGGTCAGCCACTACCCTCGTCATGGTCAGGATATCACCGGGACTCAATTCATTGCGTAATATGACCTTCCTCATCTATTTTACCTAATTGATTTGCCACTAACTTAACGCATTCTTCTAAAGCTGGAAAAATATCGTCCGTTGGGAACTCCTTGAAGACCGCATAATGGTCGAGCTTACCTGTCTTTTCGTTCACCGTGCTTACGGTCACTATGTATTTACCCGCAGCAAGGGCTTCGAGAACCTTTTTTCTTACGTCAAAATCCAGAACACTTAATACCTTAGTCATCTTGTTATCTCCTTTTGGTAAAAGAATGATAGGATATCCTTTCTCGGGGGACATTCGATTTCCCTGCTATGCTTGCTTAACTGAAAGCCGTATCGCTCAAAGAAACCGTTCAGGGTTTCTTTATTCCAGAAATGAAGGTGTTCTCCTATTTTAAAGTGCTTCCAGGTTGCGTACCTCGTCTTGTCAGGCTTAATTGGGACAGTCCCGGCCACATTATGGCTTAAAGCCAGAATGGGTTCTACCTGAGAAAAGTTGTCAATATGTTCCAGCACGTCCCAGAAGCACACCACGTCATACATGCGAAGCTCAACGCCCGTCTGCGGGAAGGGGCCTATATCATAGCTGTGAACCTCGACACCCTTGGGCCTCCATGCCCTGAACCATCCCACACCGGAACCGTAGTCAAGAACTATCTTAGGGTCGATGGTGTCCGTAATCCATTGCCATCTGCGCCTGGCAATCTGCTCCCCCGTGGCACTGTACTGCCTGAGAAGGTTCTCGTAATAGTCAAGATCGTAATTCATGCCGCTACCTGCCATTTGCCATAGCCCCAGCCCGGACTGTATTGACTTAAGGTGAGGGCGAAAAAAACAAGCCATGCCCCTTGCCTACTGTCATTGGCGCAGATCAGTTTGCCTCCCACAGGGGAACTGGCAATTTTAGTCCCTACGGGTGCCTGCACAATCAGTTCTGACGAAGTCGTCCGGGCTACCCCTATCCATTTCCCCCGGTGCTGCGCCGTAATGGTGGGCAGGATAAGCGTTTCGCTCTGCTGGCTGTCCACACAGATGAGTTTCAACCAATCGGCATCGGTGAGTTGACCGCCCTGTACCCTGTCCTCAATGGGAAGCTGTGTCCACGCACCGAGCGGAAAGTTGGTCACAATAGCCCGCTGTTTCTGGTTCTGGAAATCATTCTCAGGGTCGTCTATGTCGTCCTCATCGTTAAACAGGAAGGGTCCCACGCTTCCGAGGTATAGTTTATGGATGGTCATGGGTCTTTAATTCTCCATGTTTGAAATCGGTGAAAAAAACTTTCTGCCTGGTCTGCCCCCGACTGATAACTGATGATGAGATATTTCGTACTTGAGTATTCGCTCCACGGGCCCGTAGATGTGGCGCCGTACCTTAACTTGACTTCGTAGGTGTCTTCCGGCCACTCGGTAATATTGTGCTTTATGGTGTAGTCTGCCTCTGTCTCATATTGTTCCGTGGTGCCGTTGTAATAAATGATGTAGACTTCCGGTTCGTCGCTTTCTTCCGGGTCAGCCGCAAGAAAAACATCCGCCTCGGACATCGTAAGAAACACAGCAAACAACACGATAGTCAGCAAACTTAGGATTCTCAAGGCATACCTCATCATGGGTTAGCCACCCCGAAATAAAGTATTTCAAGCGCACTCATAGATGAACTGGACGAACTGGAGCTTGGCGAAGATGAGGATGATGAACTGGACTCAGAAGAAGAGGAACTGCTGCTTGATGGGTTCGAACTGGAACTGGATGATGAGGATGGCGAAGAAGAGGAGCTGCTGCTTGATAGACTGGAACTGCTCGAACTGCTTGATAAGGATTCGGAGCTTGAAGAGCTGGAGCTTGATGGAGACGAAGAAGAAGAGCTGGACGATAAGGACGAGCTGGAACTGCTGAATGATGAAGAGGAAGATGAGCTAGATAATGACGAGCTGGAACTGGAGGATGATGGAGAACTTGAAGATGAAGATGAGGAAAGGCTTGAACTGGAACTCGAGGGCGAAGAACTTGAGGAAGAAGATGATAGTGAACTGCTGGACGACGAGCTGGACGGGCTTGACGAGGAACTGCTCGAAGATGGGCTGCTGGATGACGAAGACGGGGATGAGCTGGAGCTTGACGGTGAGCTGGAGCTTGACGAACTGGAAGGGCTGGAGGAACTGGAGCTGGATGAGGGCGACGATGATGAACTGCTGGACGAGGGAGAAGAACTTGACGAGCTTGAGCTTAGTGACGAAGAGGATGAACTGGAGGATGGCGAACTCGAAGAGCTGGAACTGGACGGTGAGCTTGAACTGCTTGACGAAGATAGGCTACTGCTTGACGAGGAGGAACTTAGCGAACTGGAACTGGATGAGCTTGACGGACTTGACGAGCTAGAACTAGAGGAAAATGAACTTGAGGATGAGGAACTTCCCGCCGTATAAACTATATACAGGGCTGGGGGATCGCCACTGCCAGTATCTTCCGAGTTATAATAAATCCTGTCCTTAAAGCCGGAATGACTAGTTTCCAACCATACAAGGCCAATCTCATCCCCTGCCACATGGTCGTCGTCAAATCGCTCTTGGATAAGCGTTTTTATGCTGGAGTTTTTCTGTAAGCCAGTTGCGCCTACATTCCACGCTACATAGGTGGCATGACGAGTGGTATGAGTGTATGGCCTATAGTCCTGGCTCCATGCCGTCACATCCCGTGCATCAACAGCATACAGGCGACCATACTCGTTGCCGTTAGAGCCGGAACCTAACGTTCTAACATATATTTCGATATAGCACCCATCTCCCGCCGTACCTGATGCCTGTACATTACTCCAGATCCAACCTGATTCCATGTAGGCGTAATTGTATCCCTGTACTAAGTCGTTGTAGGCACCAATGTCCTCTCTGAAAGTTGTTCTGGCATCTTCGTAACAATCGTCACTCGTATCTGTCGGCCCCCAAGTGGCAGGTACGACCTCAATCCACGTATTTTCCTCATAATCGAAAGGCCCAATAGTAATGACGGCTTTCCACGTGCCGGGATATGCGCTCGAATTTTGCACATCTATCGAATGATACGCCGCCTCGTCATACGTCCATTTCCAATACCAATCCTTGTACTGGACGCCGAGTATGCGCTCTTCATCATTTATCGTGCGCTTGATAAGTTTAGCGCCTCCTGCAACTTTCGGAATGCCATCCTTGACAATCTGAAACCGCACCCTGCCGGAAATGGGGGCGCGAAACCGAAAGCCGAACACGCTATGTTTGCGGCGGCCAACCTGCATCCCGATCTGGAGGTCATACGGGGCGTCGGGAAATTCCAGCCAGCCGATAGCCGACCCCTCATAATCGACAATCTCCTTATTCTTGAATCGCTTGTTGTGGAGAATGTTTCGGGTAGGCAGACCATGAGGTTGTGTCTCCCACACACCGGGAGCAGTTTCCTTCTCGACAAACAGCTTGACCGATTCGCAAATCTTATCCGCTACTTTCTTGAGTACCTGCTGCCCGGATTCAAACTTAATGCGGCTGTCGTGATGGGAAAACCTCAGTTCATCGTTTTCATGAATGTACGGTTGCCAATTTCCCTGGTCGTCCTGGACCTGTTGTTCACCGATTTGACCGGCCCAAATCTTTTCGCCTGTCGGTTGACCCTCAGCGTCCAGTTTTTCGTATGTCCGGCCTGTCGATTCCCATTTAAGATGTCGTTTGTATGGATTAATTAAGGCCATAACTCAATTCTATTTGCTCCAAAGCACTAATGATTTTTTCGTCTTTGTGCCTTACGCCTTCGGGATAATGCACTAGTAGATAGTTCTGACCCCCTAGAACGTGGTCCATAATTTTTTGGGCATTGTCGTAAAACGCTTCGGCATCTTCCCGTTTCCAGCCCAGCTTTGTCGTCTGGCTGTGCATCACGTATTCCTTATGCCTTTCGCAGCGGATAATGAGTGGGTGTTCAAAAAATGACAGGGCGACAGGCAAAACATGAATTAAACGCGGGTCTTTAAATCCCCAAGGCTTTTGTAGTTTCTGCCTGGATTTCACAAATCGTCTAAATCGCCGCTTCCAGGGCTCGATCTTAATAAGCCCCAAATCAAATAATTGATTCATCTCCATAAGACGCAAATCCTCATAAGTGCCGTCAGGCCCTGCGAATCCCGGGTTCCAGAATTTGTGACCCATAAACACCCCGAAATGATTATGGAGCAACCGCGCCACATTAGTCGTGCCGCTGCGGGGGATACCTATTACAATAATGGGATCCAGCCCAGCCATATCAAAACACTCTCCAAATTCCGTAACTCCCCATGGCGCCGGGGGACCAGTGAGTCGCGCTTTCCACTTCCAGGCCGAGTTCCGGGTACGTTCGCGTCTCCATGGATAGAACATAACCTCCCGCAGAGGAAGGCCCGATGGTATCCCCCGCCTTGGCTTGAATACTGAGCGTACCAGTTCCCATCCGGACGATACTCAGCCAGTAGCCGATGCTTGAAGCGTCAATGTCCGGGAGGTTCACAACGACGTTGTTCACGCCGTTGTCTATAAAGATTTTCTTGCCGTAGTCGTCCGAGGTGAGATTGAAAGGACCCGCGCCGCTTTTCGTAACGTAGGCGTATTTCTGGAATATCCATGTCCCGGTGATAGTCTCATCGGAACTTTTGTCAACGAGGTTGTTGACCAGGATGTCAGCGACAAGCGTTTGAAGATAAGTAACGTCCGCCACTACTAAATCGGCCCATGGGTAGTCCCCACCCTCATCTGCCGCGGTGTGGTCGTGGTCCGGGACGGTCATGCTGGACGGGGCAAAGGTGTGGCCCTCAATGCCCCGGATGTAGTCAAGCCACCAGTAGATATCCTTTATGATATAGTTGAGCTGCCTGAGCAGGGCGGGCTTGTCCTCGAGCCAGTCCTGTCCTCTGGCGGTCAGTTTTGCAGATTGGGTGACGGGCATTTATCACTTTATCCTCTTGCGGCCAATGGCTTCCCGCTTGCTCTTAATGGGCTTCATGCCCGTTTTGATGGTTCTGATATTGATAGGAGCCACCTCGGGGGGAAGCTGCGAGTTCAAATCCTGAATCTTGCCGCCTATCTCTGCGAGCTTCTGGTAGTCGCCCGCGCTCAGGGCGTTCCTGTGAGCAGTCAGGAGCCGTGTCTTGCGGTCCTCCCAGTACTTCTTTGTGATGGCCCTAGTTCTCTCCTTGCGCCAGTGCTCCGATATGCGGGTGGGTTGAAAGCCTGCCGCTTTTCTCATGGCTTCCCACTGGGTGAGCTTGATGGGTTGAAAATCATCGTCTACAATGTCAACACCCGTTCGGGTTTTGAAACCTTCAGTGGCATAGCGATAAGCCTGGATAGGGTACTTGGCAAACTGAGGCGTAAGCGGAAAATCCTCGGCTGCTCTCTGCCAGTCCTGAACGTAAATGTCGTCCATGAAATTCTTGGTGCGCTTGGCGTACTCGTAAGGGATGCCGATAAGCTCCGCTGCGCTCCTCGGAACTTCTATGGATATGGAACCTGTCAGGTCCACCCCAACGAGTCCCGGGCCGCCGTAGAACACCATGTCAGCCCAATCGCCAGCAATCTCCGCAATCTTGCTCCGGGGATCCTCCCCCGTGCGCTTCGCAATGAAATCCATCAGATCGTTAAATAAAGGAATTCCTGCCAGTCCCCCAAAAGCAAGCAGGGCGGCGAACATTCTGGCAAGAGCCATCTTGCCCTTGACATTCCGGGTAAACTTCTCCTTACCTACCGGGATGGATGGCTTTTGCCCAGCCTTCATTTGCTCCCGTTCGGCAAGGTTCCAGAGGTAGCCCATTTCCTCTACCAGATTGGCGGTGTACGTCCTGAACGTCCAGGCAGGACGCAAGGCTTTCAGGTTTTCGCCCCTGACAAGCTTAGGCAGGTTCGTCTTGCCGTAGTTGTAATGGCTCTTTTCCACCATGCGCTGGGCAAAAGTGTACGCCTCTTCGAAGCCCATGCCCTTCTTTTTGGCCACCCGGAAAGCCACCATAAAAGTAGGCTCCCGGTTCATCATGCGCTCTACGCTTCCGAACATGAACCTCATGCCGCTTTGGAGTTTACGAAAATACCCACCATACTTGCCGAAAGCTATTCCCATGAGTTCTTCGGTGAGCTTGTCGGCAACCGTGCCGTCCAGCCTTGCCCTGGTGATGGCCCTTTGTTCTTCGGGCGAAAGCCTCTTGGACGTGGCGGTTTCCCGCTTGCTCATAGGCCAGTCAATGCCCGTAGTCTTGGGCTTCTTGGTCCATGTTTGGCGCACAATGTCGCCCATGGTTTTGACCATCTCTGCGGATACCTTTGTACCCGCCCAGCCTGTTTCCGTACTGAGCATCGGTGTGGCAGAGATGAAGTTCTGCGTAGCATTGAGCATGGCGGACTTGATAACCGCACCGAGAAACTGATAGAAGAAAATGCCCCGCGCCTTGTCAACAGCAAGGTCGAGGCGATCCATGTTGGAGTAAGTGTCCTTGACGTAGTTGTCCGCCCACGTTCTCAGCCCCGGCTTGCCTTCCCATTTCACTTTAGGCCATTCGTGCCACAACTCCCTTGCGGCAAGCATCTTGCTCTTGAATCCCGCGTAGCCGTTTATGTAGTTTATCAGGGTTTCCTTGGCGTATTTGGGAGCGAGTTCATAGCCGGGGATGCCCTTCCTGCCCTTGGCGTGTTCCATAAAACCCCTGACCTTGAACACATCGGCTACGGCTTGCTCCATGGCCTTCTTGAAGGCGTTCTTCTCGGCCTTGGTGCCTTCAACGTGCTTCATGGCATAGTCGAGGAGTTCCTGGGTAACGGCGGGGGACACTTCAAAGTACATACTCTCCGGGTAGCGGGTAACTTCCTTGGGACCTTCTATAATGGCATCGGGGAACATATCTTCGAGCTTTTTCTTTTTGAAGGCTGACTTTATGCCTATCTTGCCCCTGGTGGCTGTCAGGATAATGTCGTCAAAATGCTCCCGCCACAGAACAAAGGTTTCCGGGTCTTCAGTCACTTCCTTTCGGGTGGCCTTAATGAAGTACCGCCCTATCCTTCGTCTCGGAAAGTAAGCCCCCAGCTTCCCATACTGCTTCATTTTCTCCTGAATCTCGGATTCCTTGTGCCCGAGGTCCTTCATGAGCTGAGGCAGGTCTTCGAACCAAATGTAGTTGAGGACTTCCCTGACGGCACGGTAGGCGTTGGCCTCTTCCGGGGTGAACTTCTTCTTGAGGACTTTATCCGGCAGGGTGGCCCCTATCTGGTCGCCTTTGATGAGAGCTTCGGCCACCTTTTCGAAAGACTTCCCCTTGAGGTCCAGGAAGGGCTTCACGGCTCCCATGAGGTCGTGCCTGAGCAGGTTCCGGTGCAAGTCCCTCTTTTTCAGGTTCTCGCGGACGAACTTCAACTCCTTGGGATGGGACTCGGTGAGCCAATCGGGGATACGGAGAAATTGCTGAAGAACCCCTATATCGTCTTTGGGTAGGTTGATCTGGGCCTTCTTGAGAACGTCCAGGATTTCTCCGAGGTCCACCATGCCCTCCTCGGAGCCGAGGTACTTCTTGGAAAGCTGTTTCAGGGATTTCTTGCCCGTCTCTTCGGGCTTCCACATTTCCCTGATAGCGTCTTTTTCCACTATGGCCTTTTTGCCGTCAGGAAGTCTTACCTCCAGTTTCCCTTTGTTCTTGCCCTTCTTGATTTCCCTTTGCCCTACAATGGGTCGCCAGCGGTCTTTTATGTAGGCACGGCCTATGGCTCTATCAGGTTCCCCGAACTTTTGTGGTTCAGTAGAGGGCTTGGAGGGGGGTTTTAAGAAATCAGCGATAAACTTCTTTTTACCTTTTCGAAATTCTTTTAGTTCGGCCCTTTTTACTTCAATTTGAGGCTCCCATTTGGGCTTTAGTTTGGCCGCGATAGCATCTATCTTTTCTTGGGGGGCTTCACCCTTTTCTGCCTTACCGTATATTCGGGCTTTTTTTAATTCTTTATGATATTCTTCTGTTCCTTTATCAATCAAATCTTGAAGTTCAGAACGAAGTTTATACTCTTGCTTATTAAATTCTTCTTCGGCATCTTTCTGTTTCTGCAACTCTTTTCCGATATTAAACTTTTCTGCATTCAAAAAAACAGTCTCAGAGCTTGTTGCGGCTTTTTCTTTCGTCCATTCTTGGGTTAATAAATCTTCTGAAACCTTTTCCTGATCTTTGTATCGCCTTCGATACATTTCATATTTACCAGATGGTGCTTTGGTAACATAATATTCTGTAACTATTTCCGAATCCCCTTTATATTCAGGCTTTTTCATGTGTCGCGCTACGAGTTCTGCACCTTCTGGTAGTTTCTCAGCCTTCTTCCCCTTTGCCTTCTCTGGTTTAGCCTTTTCCCTAGCTTCTTTCCCTGTTTCCAAGCCCATCAAATACATATCTATTTGTTGTCGATTTGCCCCTTGCGCCTGCAGTTCCTTAATGAGTTGACCCCTAGTCGTTTCAATTCCACCAGCAACAACTTTTTCTTCTAAATAATCTCGGGCAGTTACTCGTTTAGGTTTAGCCTTCTCCGATTTTTTCAAGGGCACAGGCTTCTTCTTCGGCAACGGAATGGGCTTCTCTAGCCACGTTTCTTTCCCTTCCGATATAAAACCCCGCCTAGCAACATCTTCAATCTTGAGACGCACTCCTTCGGGAATGTCACCATGATGCTTCGAACCCAGCTTGGAGGACTCGTAAACCACACCGTTCTTATCTTCCCAAAGGATGTTCCCCTCTACCCCCTCTACCGTGTCGGGGGCAAGGATGTGGGCTTTCTCCTCCTTAACGGGCTTCAGGTCGGGGTATTCGGCTTTATATCTATCATAAATTTCTAAAAACTCTCCCTCAGTTAAATCGGGACGACCTAGTTGTTGAGCCACATACCTGTCGAACGCTTTGTTGCGTGAAATCTTGTCTTTGATAAGTGCTTTGGCTATTTTTTCAGCATCATCAATTTGTTCTGCCCTAATTTCTGCTTTTTCCCACGGCTCTTTCCCCTTCGCTTCACGGGGAGTAGGCTTCCTCTTACTCAAAGAGGAATAGGTGTCCTCGCCTTCGACTACGACCTCCTGGCCCATCTTTTCAGCCACCTTGGGGGATGCTGCGCTTCTCTGGAGCCATACCTCGCCCTTGTCTCTAAGGTTCAGGACGGCCTTGTCGAACTCATCCTTAGACACATCGGGGAACTTCTTGCGGAGTTCCTTAACGCCCACATGGACAAGCTCAGGGTCGATTTCCGTGGCGGCTTTCAGGAGAGTGTCGGGGCTGAAGGCAGCGGCTTTTCGTACCTCTCCTTTCTCGATACGGGGGGGCTGTTTCAGTTTCCATTCCTGAACGGATTGCCTAGCACTCAGTTGAAGTTTCCCGGCCTTTTCAAAATCGGTAGGTTTGTAAACGCCTAGTTTCTCAACTACCTTACCATCATCAATCTTTAAAAGATGCGCTTCCTCTCCGTCCAGATAAACGCTTCCAAGAAAATCTCCAGTTTGGTTATAAACATCACCCTTAAAAGTTCTCATTAACCATTGCTTAGAGAATTTCTCTGGCTTTTCCTTTACCTTTGCCTTCTCAAACTCCTCTGCCGCCGCTGTCTCCCGCTCGGTTTCGAGGGCTTTGGCGATTTCTTCCGGAGGCGGCGCCCCTGCTTGCGTAAACCCTTCGGGGAAAGGCACCTGGCTTCCTATGCCCTGCGTCATAGGGATAGGAGGCCCTGACGGTACAGGTGCTTCAGGTGGAGGCCCCAGCTTCGGGATAGGCACCGGGATTGCTTTCTGGCCGGGGTAGGGCTTTTTAATCTCCCCTGCACCTTCTACCCATCCACCTCCCGGGCCTGCCATGGGTTTCCGGGGTTGCGGGATAGGGCCGCGTACAGGGGTGGTCGCAAACTCCTTGGATGGCATCATTTCGGCGCGGGGTTCCCCCTGCCACATGCCGGGAACGGGTGGGGGACCAGTAGGTTCCACTTCCTCTATAATATCCGCAAAAGTGTGTCTGCTTTCCCCTTTGATTCTGCGCTCAAGGGCTTGCTCAAAATACTTCCCGCCGTATTTGCGGACAATATCCGCTTCCGTAACGCCCTTTTTTATTGACTGAGGATTGTTGAGAACATCGTCCAAATCCTGAATAATAAGGTTTCGTTCGGGGATAGACGCCTTACGCCATGTAGTTGAGTTGACAATCTTATTGCGGATACCCTTGACGAACTTAGGGCCGAAGGGAACCAAGACGGGTGCCGCTTCTATGGCTGTATGGACTCCCGTTGCAAGGGCAGGGCTTCCGGTTTTCTCAAGAGTCTTTCCACCTGCGTATTCAGCGGCCTCTTGTAGCTTCTCAAAAGGCAGCATAGTCCGCCCCATGAGCTGCTGACCGCGTTCCGTCTGCGGCTGATAGATAAGGGCTTCACGGGTCTTCTCAGCCCATTCCTGTTCTTTTCCGAAAGGCAACCCTGCGAGTGCGGCAAGTCCAGAAGCGGGAAGACCGTAGAGATTCGTTAGCCAGCTTGCCCCTGCTTCGAGTGCAGGATAGACCCTGCCGATATTCTGGGCGGTCTCCAATGCCCCGCCAGCTTGTTCCCCTACCCATGAAGGTTGTGTCGCTTCCTTTACGGGTTCGTAGCCGATCTTCTTGGAAAACTCCTCAAAAGGTATATCGGCATAGAACTTGGAGTGAAGACGTTGTGCCAAATCTCCATCCGGCATGTCGCTATATTGAGGATATTTCTGTCTTATTTCGGCAAGGTTCATCGGATACCTAATGGGTCCTGCAAATTGGGTTGATCGACAGGGGCCTGCTGTGGCCCGAGGTACTTCTCGTTGATAGCCTTCTGGTAAACGTCCAGGCGTTCCCTGATCATGCCCATGATTTCGTCCTGGTTGGGCGGCCTACGTTTCCCGCCCTCCTCTACGCTTACTAGGCCCATGGATATGCCGTCCATAAGCTGCCCGATAAGCGATGCCGCCACGGGGTCTTTGTGATAACCAAGGATGAGAAGGTCATTTTCGTTAGCAACATTCGCCTGGACTCTCTGCATAGCCTCCAGTTTCATCTGGTTTATCATCTGGGAGGGGCTGAGTTGTTCGACTGTCTCCGTCCCCTTGGCCCTTGCCGCTGCCTCTGCTGAAATATCCTCAAGGGTTTTGGCTCTCTGAGTCATGCGGGCTGGCCCCGACCATTCCCAACTACCCGTTGTAGAGTCGTAATCATAATCCCTGGCCCACTTGTTTCCCTGCGGGTCTGACCAATCGTAAGTTTTTCTCTGTAAGGCTTGCTTCTGATAAGCGGGGAAAGGACCCCCCTTGCCTTTCTCAACCCATTGCTGTACGGGCTTCCCTCCCTCTCCAGGGGCTGTTATTAACTGATAAGAAGGCTGGGTAATGGACATAGGACTGATAGCCCCTATCTGTCTCGCTTTGAGATAGGTTTCGGGAGTCACGCCTTCCGGTAGGAGTTTGGAAAATCCCGGCAATCCCCCTGTCATAATGTCCGTCCAGCGTTGCCGCGTTTCCTCGATTTGTTTTGCCCGTTCCTGCGTGTATTTGGTTGCAGCTTCCCGCCCGGGGGTTTCCTCCTTCCATCGCTTGTGCTGCAAGAACGTAGGAAGAAGGGCAGTCGCCGTCTTAACGGAGGGCTGGAGATACGGGGATAAAACCTGATAGGGGTTGACGTAAGGCATTTGCGAAAATCTCCTACGCGAACATTTGCTTCATAGCTAGAAGGGTCCCGAGGTCGCCCACCTGGGATCCTAAAAGCTGTCCCGTGCTGGGGGCGTAATTGACTGGCGGGGGCATCCCCGGTACGTTGTATTGACCGTACACGGTGAAGTAGGCCCTGTTAATAGCGTCCCGGATATCCTCTTCCGTTTCGGCTATTGGTGCCGCGGCACCCTTGCCGCGAATACCACGGGAAGCCATTTGACTCCCGAGACGTCTCCTGGCGGTGCCGGCCTGTTTGAGCGTACCCTGTTTGAGTTCGTTAAACCGGGCTTGCTTGACCGCTTCCGGGGGATTGATAGTCTGGAGGTACTTATCGTAGCTCTGCTGCTGTGCCCCCGACAGGTCCTGCATCATGCCGGATTGGGACTTCGCCCCGATCATGCTTGCCCCCACCATCGCTGCGGGACCCGCCACTTTGCCTAAAAGGTCCATCCAGTTCATACCCCCACCCACCTGACTTTGAGGTTGCGTGGCGGGCGGATTGGTCATAAATCCCGGCTGATTGGCACCCCCGCCCCAGCTTTGGCCAGGAGTAGTTACGGTGGGCGTAACCGGGGAGCCGGTATATGGAGAGGCCTGATTGCCCCACCAGGAACTCCCCATAGTCGGAGAGGGAGCCGTAACGGGTGGCATCACATTATTGGTAAATCCTCCAAATCCTGCCTGCGGAGAGGGTTGCTGAAGTTGTGTGGATTGAAAGCACATCTTATTCGTTCTCCTTTATCGAAGGTTAAGCCAGTCTTGTTTCGGGGCCATCCTGCCCTTGCCGCGTATGCCTTTGAAGGCCATAATGCTGCTGTCAAGATTCGGCTGGACGTTCGGCAACTGCATAGTGGTAGATACAGGCGGAAGTGTGGGTGTCGATTCTATGGGAGGGGGGACCATCATTTGAGGTGCAGGAGTTGGAACGGATGGGCCCGCTACGGGTCCCCCGGAAGGTGTGGGCGGCATGGTTCCGGCAGGACCGCCAAGGGCTGGGTTGCCCGCCTGCCCCGGCACTTGTCCGGTCAGTTCGGACAGGTTCATCAAGCCGAACGTCATGGGACCCAGGATGGCATTAGCCAGAGCCAGGTCCGGGTTCTGGCCTTCGAATATGCCCTTCGCTGTCTGCAAGGCCAAGCTGATAGGCGGGGTCATGGCAAACGGGTGACTCGTCAGGCTTCCCAGCACACCCCCTGCCTGTCCCGTGACGAGGTTGAGCAGGAAGTCTTTAGCCTTCTGGAGTACCCCGCTCTGGTCTCCTATGCCTGCCGGGGGTTGCGGAGCGTTCGTGACGAATCCCGGCTGCTGCAAACCGCCTCCCCAACTCATGCCCTGCTCGGGTGACGGGGGTAGCCCGGGCGGTGCGTTCGTAACGAATCCGGGTTGTTGAACGCCGCCCCCGAAAGACATGCTCGGAGAGGGTGCGGGGGTGGGCGCATTGGCGACAAAACCCCCCTGTGCGGGCGTCGCGCCGAACATCATGCCTCCTCCCGGACTTGCCGTGGGGCCTCCTGCCCCTGGTCCTGGTCCACCAAAACACATAGCTAAAACTCCTTTTCGTAAACCGAATAGATTTTAGTCATATCGAACAGTTTCTCGAACGCCTTGTCCTGGGCATTGCTGTACCCTCTGAGTTTTTCGTACCCGAAGCCCTTGAGCCATGAGAAGAATTCGTCCCGGAACTTATACAGGTAGCGATACCCGTAAATCTGGACCACTTCGCATACGCTTATCAGTTTGGGTTCCGTGGGATGGGGTTCCTGCTTGGGCTTGATAATAACGAACCCTTTTGCCTCCCCGTTCAGGAAGCCCACAATGGCGATAGCTTCCCGGTTGAGTACCTGCCCGAAAGCCGACTCCAGGGCCCCGATGGGATAGCGGGCAAAGAAGCGAGAATTAGCGAACCAGTCCCAGTAGGGAAGAGCCTTGTGGGGTTCCCGGATGGGTTCGAAAACTACCTTATCAGGTCGCTGGGTCGGCATCCTCGTCCCCTGTGATAATTAAAGGTTCCCTAATTTCGGCCAGGAGTTCGTGAGTCGTGAGGCTGAACTGAAGCATGATGGTCCGGGAAGGATACTCCAATAGGGGGATGGCTTTCCGCTGTCTTGTGGCCGCTGTGATAGCCGTGAGGTCGTCTGCATCGGTTGACTCGTCGAGGTACACGGAGATACTGAGCTGGTCCCCGCCGCTGCAAAAATCGACATACATGGTCGCAGCGTCCCCGTATTTCGTAATACCCTCTACTGGAATTTCCGGGGTGTAGAAACTCATGGTCACATCGGTCGTAACGTCAGTATCGTTCTGGATGTAGCCGTCCTCCGTGCCGAAATAAATCTCGTCCGAATCGTTGTGGTAAAACGCTGCGCTCGGGTTTCGGCTGCTGACAACCACTCGCGGGGCTTCTGTCGGATAGTTCAGGAAGTCGAACCGGAACTCCGGGTAGTCGTACAGGCCCGCGGTAGGCGAAAGGAAGAGGCTCAGGAACCTGCCGTCAAAGATGGCAAAGGACGTTGAGGAGGGAAAACCGTAGCCCCCGGGCCTGAACCACGTGATAATCCTGTCCGTCTCGAACCCATTGAATATCCACATGGCATGGTCGTTTCCCGGGTAGATGATGCCCCATTTAGTCACCACGGCGTTACGCTCGTCCATGGGACCCTTAATGGCTCCCCCAACGGATTCCCATGCCCAATATGCCGGATCCGTTCCCCTTAGACGGCGCCAGGTGTGCTCTGCGCCCAAATAGAGCTGCTCGTCCAGGAGGGCCATGCAGGTAATTTCTCGCTGGCTGCCCAGGAAAACGCTATTGACGTTCGTGTATTCAGCCGCCCTCTCGTTATAGACGAATACGTTATAAAGAGCCGGCTCGGACCAGTACACATCCCCGCCCACAGCGACAAACACCCTGTCAGCCCCTTCGTGGTAAAAGACGTGCCGGATAGCGGAAGAAGGTGGGGGATAATAGCCCGTCTCGTCGAACTCCGTGTTGGCCTGAACCGTAGCGTCAGCCACATTGTCCGAGTACGCCGTGGTGCCCTCGTCAATAGTGGCCACCAGATAGGTAGCCGACCAGCCGCTCATGGTCCTGAACAGCTCTATCTGAACCGCCGTGGCGCCCGTGTAAGAGGCGTGAACCATAGCCGACCACTCGATTTTCTTGCCGCCCGTAACGTCTACGCTCGCCCCTTCCGATAAACCCGTCCTGAGTATCGTGCCGTCAGGCAAAGTAATCTTGTACCTGTAATAGCAGATGTACGTGCCGTCCGGGTTGCCCGCCGCGCCCGCAACTACCGTAGGGGGAGACTCCGGCACGGCATGGCCCCAACTGCAATAAACAGGCGGGTCGCTTCCGATATAAACGCTGAAATTCTCGTAATAGTCCGTCCCGTACACCCAGTTGCCCACCTGGGCCATGTGAAAGTTGTAATCGTTCAGGCCGGACTTCAGCAGGACGGGTTCATCGTCACTGTCCAGGTAATACAGGCTATCCCCCGCCCCTACCAGGATGGTCAGGTTAGCCTTGAGAATGGTATGAACGCTGGCCCCGCAAACGGTAGAGTTCATGGCACGTTTCGGCCTCAAGGGAATAATCTTGCCGCTCAATTCCGTGTCGGCATTGATAAGCACCGGGACTCTCTTCAGTTGTCTCTGGACAAAACAGTCCAGGGGAGTGTCCTGATTGTTTATCCCGCCCGTGAATCTGATTTCGATCGGTTCGCGCATATCAGTGATAATCCGTCAGGCAACTGTCTTCCATAACGCTCTCGAGATCGATGTAGTCCCCCTTGATGCCCTTCTCGAAGGCTTGCCAGGCCGTAACAGCCATCTGGTAATCGTTCGAGCCCTGCGGGGCGTCCCGCTTCAGAAACCACACCGCACCGTCAGGCAAATAGATATGAAGCTCCGGGGGTAACTCCGGTTTGTGGTTGTTCAGGTGCATCTTTAAAGGTCGCCTGGTGAACTCCAGGTAGACGTTCCCGACAAGGGTCTCCACGTCCGCAATGCCCCCAATATCCGCTGTGAACAGGAAATGCTCCTCGTTGGTCCAGTCCACTACGACCCCGTACTCCCCGGCGAGAATCATGAAACTATCTCCGACAGCCCACGTATTGTTCGTCCCGCCTGCCAGCGTGACGGTAAACGTGGACCCGGATACTGCCGTAATCTGACCGCTCGAGTCGTCCGTGACGTTCACGGCCATCATGCCCACCTGAACCCCCTCGTCGGATAGGGTTCTCCCGTCACTGTCGGTGCAGATAGTGGCGTGGGCAGCGTTATTCACCCCCTCCACGTTCCCGGAAGTCTCCATGGAACTTTCCGAAGCGTAAATTCCGCTGTCGGGCGAAGATGCGTAATCGTTCCCGTCCGTGTCGGGGGTAGGCGCGAACCCGAGTTTGCGGAGATTGCCGTAGCTGTCCCCTGGATACATATACAAAGGGTCGCCGTCCATGGCCCTCCAGCCGCGTTTGTGCTTATCGAGCCATGCGCGGGTTTTCTGGGGAAGCTCGTAATAGCTTGTAGCCGATTGGTAAAAGAAGGCCTTGGTGGGCTTGAGCATCTGGGTGGGGGGTTTGTACTGGGAAAAGCCGTCCTTCATGCGGATAATGGCGAACGCCCGGAGGCATCCCGTCATGCCCACAGCTTTAATGAGGGCATCGTTCAGGGCATTCTCCACTTTGGCTTCGGAGTACCGGTCGTAATTTTCGGATTTCTGGCGGAGTTTTTGGAGGGTGCGTTCCTTTAGTTCGGAGAACGTATAGCCTTCAAACAGGCCGGTTACGGTGTAGGACTCGATTGGCATGTAAGTTTCTCCCTCTCTAGGAGGCCCAGAATCATGGCAATCATGAAGGTGTGCTGGGCCAGGTGCATAGGATACGTTCCCATGCAGGTGATGGAGAAAATAATAAAGGCCGTGTAAAGCCTCTTGTTTCGTCTGGGCACGGAAAGCAGGAAAGGCACAAGGAACAGCATTCCCACTATCCCGAAATTATAGAAGAACTCCACGAACTCGTTATGGATGGGGTAGTTGTAAAGCCAGATGGCTCCCTGGCCTAGACCGAACACCATGTACTCCCATCGGGTTTGCATGTTGTTCCACACCCATAGCCACCACTCGAATCGGTCGGGCATGGGAGAGGAAAACAGGTGAATGGTCAGGCTTTGCTTCGTGACGACAATAAAGGCGGTGATGGCTAACAGGACGACCAGGAGCCATTTCTTGGCCATAATGTCCTTACGGAAATAGTAAATGCCGCCCACAAAGGCTGCAAATGTGGCCGTCACGGTAAACAGCCTCAACACCATAATGGCTATGAGGATGCCGACAGGCCACCATCTGGGCCTTACGAAGAACGGCAAAGCGACTACCAGAAAACAGGCCAGGAAATTGTTGTTCGCCAGAATGCCCGTGAGGGATTTCATCTGATAGCCCAAAAAGAATATGGGCTTCAAATCGAACCGCACGTCCCCCCGGTAGATGGCCTGGAGAGTGACCATAACGGGATCCCAATCGAACAGTTGAAATATGGCGATCACAAAATGCACCAACGCCGCTATGCAAATCGCATTGTAGAACCACTCCTTCTTGATTCGGCTGTAAGCTGCGATCAGGTAAATGCCAATAAAAATGATGGCAAAATAGGTGAACTTCCAGCTTATCTGGGCCTGCTTCGGTGGAATTCCGGCGTAAATCCATTTCAGGCACAACACGATCTGCCACAAAGCGCAGTACCAGACGAAATACCGGAACCAGCGATTGGGCGTCAGTGAGCCGAACAAAGCCAGGGCGATAATCACCATGCCGTACTTATGGCTCTGGTGCAGAATACCGTTCGATATGATCCCGAAAGGCAGAATCACGAACAGGACCAGCATTAACTTTACCGTAGAGTTCAGGCGGTTTTCGGGCATACCTGTTTATCTTTCCTGATAAAGAAGGGGCCTTGACGACAAAGCCAAGACCCCTTTTCGGTTTTTAAAGGTTTACGGTTTTAGCGGAGCTTGCTCACCCAATAGTGGATAAAGCCCCAGCCGACACTGGAACTAAACCACTGGGCGGTATTAGCTGTGCTGTCGGAAGAGGAAATCCTGTAACTCAGGCAATGAGCCCCGTTCACCTGGTACGGAAATGCCGGGCCTTCCCAATAAATGGAAACATCCTCCGTGCCGTCGCAAAACGCTGCTGCATTGTCTCCGACTTCATGAGTAAAAAACGCCCCATAATATGGACAAGCAACAGCAGTACGAATAGCACGGTTCTTGGTAGCAACGATTCTACCTACACCGACATCGACATCTTGGGGACCGACAAACCCATCAATGTCACCTTCTCCAGTAGAACCCCCACCAACACAAAGACCAATGGATGATCCGGCACTTGCCTGCACAACTTCGATCTGCACATCGTGGACAATCATGCCGTCCAGGAGGTCCACTTCGGTATCAATATTGCCGTCCAAAGCGTTCGCCCGCGGCGTGGCACCCGAAGAGTACATACAATACCAGATGATATTTTTGTGCTGCACTCCGGGTGTTTCATCAATAATGCAAGTATGAGTGCTCGTGGTGCAGTTGTCCAGAATGGCGGTGTACCCACCGCTGTTATCCACAACGATAATGTCAACGGCAGTCTCCGCGTCGGACACATAGAAATCAATGTCGTCCGTAGTATTGAACACGGTGGCCGTAACCGGGTTCGTCATGGCAGTCCCGGCAGTATCGCTGTAGATGGTTTCAAGTGAATCGGCGGTATCCTCCAGCACAATGTACTGGACCCCGCTTGTCAGTTGGGTATACCCACCCGCAGAGGTGGCATAACCCGTATCCTTGTAAACGGTAATCGTGAAATGGATGTACCCTGCGTGAGCTGCCGGAGCAGTAAAAATCCCAAACAAAGCCACAACCATCGAAAGAATAAACAGCTTTTTCAACAGTTTCTTCATAGGTCAAAATCCTCCTCGATGAAGAGAGTTAATGAATTATGGTAGGTTATGTGGTGGCCCCGTGGGGCGTGCCAATGTTCGCCATTGCCGTGTTGAGGTCCGTGCCGATCTTGGACATATAATCCGTTCCCGGCGAGCCGGTATCCTCGTCAATGTTGTAGCAAATGGCGTGTATAGCCTTCCACAGATTGTAGACGGCCTTCACAAGATCGCCCTGGGAGACACCAGTTTCCTTGAAGTCCGTAATGTCGTAGTAGGTTGGTTCCAAGGCCATAAGCGTCAATGCCTCCTATTGTTATGACGTTCCGATAAGGAGCTGTAAGCCAATATCGTCAGCCAGCTCGTCCTTCATGCTTCTCAGGAAATGCCGCTCGAACAGCCGCTTCAGGTCCCGGTAATCCCCCTCAGTCGCCCCGATCAATTCGTACATCGGTTCGTCTAAAGGTTGCCCGTGCGCTCCTCGCTGTTTGCGCAGCCTGGCCCGCGCCTTCCTATCCCTGCCTACCCATTTTTCAAAGAGCAGGCCGGCCTGATGAATCCGGTCCAGGATAAGGCAGCAACGGTCGTACCGCTTCTTGTTTCTAGGATTGATGTAAAACCTGTCAAAAGTGTACCCATGGCGCTGCTTCTTATACACAACGCTATTCGTGTGGACCGATTGGTGGTCCTGGACCACACTTCCCCGGTAGCGAACTACCATGTGGGGTTCGACAGGAAAATCCCGTGCGGGGATGCGAACCATCTGGAGCTTTCCAGTCTCCTGATTGCGCCCAACACAACGCTCCGTCCACGGCCCGGGATGGGTCGCGGGGTCCACGTCATGGTCGGGTACGCGGAAGTATTCCAGGGTGTTTACTCGACTGCCCATGGAATACTCCTCGTAGCTGAGGTATTCGACATCCTGGCTTTCCGGAGGGGCTTCCGGCTCGCTCTCTTCTCTCTTGGAGATAACAGCGGGGGCTTTCGGCTTATCCTCCGGTGGTTCAAGAGGACACGGTTCCGCAGAATACTTCTTCCACTTCGTAATGTAAGTCTTCTTCGTGCGGTCTGATGCGCTTTGCACAGATGCCAGATTCTCCGGATCCTTGGCCCACGACATGAAATCATTCTCCGTGAGCCGTAAAAAGGATTGCCAGAGATCCTTGTCCTCTTGCTGGCTTAGAGCCTCCCGTGATCTTTCTTCATCACCGCTCATTTTATGTAAACTCCTTATCTAGGGTTAAAAACTTAAGGTTTAAGCCACGTTGGTTCTGGCGGACCGGTAGGCAACAACGGAGAAGTCCTTGCTGTTATAAACCGCTTTGGCCTCACCCTTGATAATGCCCACAGCGATGCCGAATTGGTTCTCATAGTCGAACTTTTTCTCCACCCACTTGAGGTAGCCGTTCTTGCCCCTCATGCGGTATCCACCAATGCCGACAATGATGGCCTGTCGCCCCATCAGGAGCGATTCACTCCCATAAACGTCCGCGCTTGCACCCCATCCGGCAAAGTTGGATACATTGTCATGCTCCTGGAGCACAACGCCCATCCAGTCCAGAAGGGCACCCGAGAACAGCGGGTTTCCCCCACCCCTCTCGCGGGCTTCACGGGCCACCTGCTGATAGGTGGCGTCATTGACTGCCAGGTCGTACGCTACGTGGTCGTGCATGACGAACAAATAGCGATAGACACTCTTCTTGTTCACGTTGGAAATCTTCAAAGGCGGAATCTTCGGGTCCGCGGTGGACTTGGCGTAAGTCTTCGCCTTGATAATATCCGCCAGGGTCAAAAGGTCAGCCGCAACGACTGTCGCGGTGCCTGCCCTGTTGTTCACGTAAAAGATTTTCGTACAGGAGCCATGAGCGGCGGTAAAAATGGCCTCGTCTCTCTTTTCGGCCATCCAGTCGCCCAGGCCCATCCTGGTCTCTTCAGGCAGGTTGTATTCCACCTGCTGGGTTGTCTCTTCGCCTTCCACCCGACCGGCATTTCTCAACTGAGAAATCGTCCAGGTCATGGAATGGAAGTCCGGGGCCTCTTCCTGGTCTTCCAACACTTCGTCGTTTACAACCCCGGCGCCCTCAAAGGGCATAATCAGTCCTTCGGTCATCTGATAACCGGCCTTCTTGGTGAAGTCCAACTTGGTCTGAACAATGTTGTTCGGGCCGGTTCCCTGATATCCCTTGAAGAACTGATCTCTCTGATGCGTATGCCACAACTGCACGGCCCATCTCTGAACCCTGTGTGCGTTGTTTACAAGTCCTGTAAATTTAATAGTGGCCATACCAGTTCTTCCTCCTTAATGAGTGAAAAAGAGGACCAAGGAAGAACGGTTACTAAATGAGGTGAGCCTTATCCAGTTCCGCCTCAACGGTCTGCTCATCGGAATCCCAATCAAGTGCAGGCCCCTCACCGGGAGGTGCAGAGGCTTTCGGCCTTGTAGGGCCTTTGGGTTTCGCTGCGATTTTCTTCGCCGTTTCCTTTGAGCCTTTCCGTGCAGCTTCCTTGATCTTATCGGGGGCTTTTTTCGATAGGCCCCATTGGTACATGGCCAGTTCGGGAAAGGGTGCTTGCTGAAAATACTTAATCAGGGCCGGATTTTTCTCGGCAAGCGGTCTGCCGTTCGGGTCGAGATAGAACAGTTCGTCATGAACCGCCTTGATAACGTCGTCATAGTCCTTATGCTGGGCCTTGACGACCATCTCCCGAATAGCACTCAACTGATTGCCGATAGCCTGAAAAACGGGCTGTATGGCTTGCTGATAAGCGTTCTGCAAGTTTTCCTGAACGGTCGATTTGGTGTGCCAATCGAAGTATTTCCCCATGTCCTCTTGGGCTTTTGCCCAATCGGTGCTGTCCCATTGGCCCGGAGTTAGTATTCCCTCCGGGGGTTTCTGCATCTGGGTTTCCGTTCCGGGTTGTTGCTGCCCCGGCACGGGGGTTTGAGGTTGCGGTTGCCCAGGTTGTTGCTGCTGCCCCTGCTGGGGTACGCCCTGGTTGACAAGCCCCTGATAGTATTCCAGCATCTGCTGAAACTGACCCATCTGGCCTGTCAGTTCTGCAACCTGCCTTTCGAGCTCCATTTCGCGCTCCGTAGGTTGCGCCTCTTCAGAAGACGGCTCTTCTTCCTCAACTTCTTCTGCCGGTTCCTCTTCTTCCTCGCCCTCTTCTTTGGCGGGTGGAGGTTCTTCCCCCGGCTGCTTTTGCTTGGGTGTCGGAACTGCCTTCTTGTCCGGCTTCATGTCGTCAGGTAAATTACCCTCTACGTTCCAAACGTCCTGGCTTTCGTCCTGAGTCTCGTCGCCGGCCACTTGATCTTCGGCACTCCCAGGAGCCCCTGTTCCGTCTGTCTCCTTAGCCATCAGATGTTTCTCCTTTCGTGTTCGTGGAAATAAAAAAAGGGCCGTCAAGGAACACACCTAGCGAACTAGATGCAATCCTCAACGGCCCTTTACCTCGGTGCTCGTTTGAGTATTACTTAGTCGTCAGAGTCTACTTTTAATGATATGACAATCTCTATCTTGCCCAGCTTGGGCCGGGAACTTTTATGCACATCGTACCAGATATGTCTCTCTTCGCATTTTTTGATAATGGTTCGCGCAAACGCTTCGGCTTCGGATCGCTTCATCGCAAATCAACCTCTATGATACTGCCGTATTTTTCCCAGCCCCCTCCTCCTGGCCAAAGCTCGGGCGGTATTTTCGTTATCACCGCTTTGGGAAAAAACTCCAGGTAGTTATGCACCCAATGGTTTTCATCAATGAATCCACCTGAGCCATAATGATGCCACTCGCAAAATACCAACGCCATACTTGCCGCCTCAAGGCAATAAGCCAAAACCTTCCTAAGAGTTTCCGGTCTTAGGGATATCAGCATAGCATCCGTGAGTATAATGTCGTAACGATCGTTCCGCCATTTGCCCTCACGAATATCCTGGCACTTAAACGTAGCGGGTCCATCTTCCCACTCGAGACTTTTCACCTCATTGACGGCCTCCTGGCTGACGTCAATACCCGTTACCTGCGCCCACGGCCATCTAATCTGGATGCGCTTCAAGTTGGCGCCCGCGCCACAACCAAGCTCTAGGACGTTCAGATCACAGTAGGGCGCATACTTCGCCATAGCCTCCAGGATGAACTTCCTGTGCTTGTGATAGAGGGCTTGATTGTTTGAATAACCTGCACCCCATCTGCCATCCCATAAATGCCTGTATTTCCAGAAAATGGCAGCCTTGTAGAAAAACCTAGCTTTCATGTTTCGCCACATTTACCTTCGCTGGCACTCCATAAGCCGTGGTGTTTTCGGGAACATCCTTCAGTACAAGACTGTGCGCCCCGATTTTCGCGCCGTTCCCTATCCGAATATTGCCCAGAAGGGTAGATTGATGATAAACCACCACATTGTCGCCAAGAATCGGCTGCATGGGTACATCCGTTGGGACCCGATTACCTATGAGCACCCCGGGATGAATAATGCAATGCTCACCCATTATGACATCCCCGCCAATCACGGCGCCAAAAGCGTGATGGGCAAACTCTGTCGATTTCGGGATGGTGCGGATATTGCGAATATCGGCACACAGGGCAAGCTGAACATCCCTGAACTTCCAGAGCGTTAGAAGAAATCTTGCAAGTCCCTTAATCATTCCAGCAATAAAACAGCCTATTATCAAATCTCACGTTTTTAAAGTGGGGTTCCAAAAACTGGTAAAGAGATGGCGCAGTGTCTCCCTCGCGCCATTTATGGGTCTCGACTACCATCTTCTTGACTTGACTTAAAAACTTTTCCTGCCCCCGGAAAACTGTCTCTTCACTGCCCTGAACATCAATCTTGACGAAATCCCAAAGATTAGTCACACAACTTAACTGGTTCAAAGTGACGCAATCGACTTCGATGCTGTCATAGCGCCTGGTCCTGTAATCCGCCAATGAATGCCCTGCAATGCTTCTGGCAACATGCAGGGTGGCCTGCCCGCGCTTGTCCGATATGGCAATTTCGTAGACATCGGCTAAGTGTCCAACATTATACCGCAAATACATGGCGTTTATGGGGTCGGGCTCAACGGCGCAAACCTTGCCACATCCGAGCTTAACCATAGCCAAAGTCGTGTCACCAATGCAGGCCCCGATATCCAAGCAAGTATCGTCTTTTTCGATGGTGAAATACTTGAGAAATTTGTGCTTAAAGTAGTTTAGGCCAAAGCCCGTCATTTTGGGAGTGGGGGACCTGAGAGTAATTCCGTCCGAGGAGATCACCCAATAAAAACCTGACCGCTCAATAGTGACCCCATTGTTTCTATGATTCGTAATCCATGCGAACAACGAATCCGGGCAGGCATTGACGATAGCCGTTCTCTGATCATGACTCAAAGAACGCTTTAACAGCTTTAATAACATACTCTACCTCGAAATCTGCCAACTCAGGATAAAGGGGTAAGGACAATACCTCTTGCGACAAACTTTCCGTTACGGGCAAGTGGAAATGAAGCCCGAGGGCTTTCTGCTTGTGGTTCGGGGTGCGCCAGTGGACCATCGTTTCGATGCCCTGGTCGTAAAGGTAGTGCTGGAGAGCGTCCCGCTTGCCGTCCGGAACCTTCAGGACGTAGTTCTGCCACGATTGATGCAAATCCCATTCTGGCCTGCAAAACGCTGACAAATATTGTCTTGCGATCTGTCTTCTGCGCTCAAGTGTTTCCGGTAGATACTTGAGCTTCACCCTGAGCACGGCGGCGGCCATGTTGTCCAGAATGGTGTTGTAGCCCCAAATTCCTATCAATTCAGGGTCATTGCGAAACTCTGGGGGATACCTATAGTTTGGAAATTCGCCATGGTCTCTAAGCGGAAACATCATATCTTTTAAATATGAATTATTCGTGACCGCCATGCCGCCTTCTCCATACCAGCCGAGTATCTTGGCAGGGTAGAAGCTGAAACAGCCTATGTCGCCCCATGAGCCTGCTTTCTTGCCGTCTATTTCGGCCCCTACCGCTTGGGCGGCATCCTCTATGACGTACAGGTTGTACCTGTCGGCTATCTCCATTATCTCAGGCATGTGAACCATCCTGCCGTTCAAGTGGACAGGAAGGATAGCTTTTGTGTGCGGGCTAATGGCTTCTTTTAGATGCCATGGGTTCATAACCATACTGTGCGGTTCCACGTCAACAAGAACGGGTGTCGCCCCTACCGCCTTGATAACGTCTATGGTGGCAATGTAGGTGTGGGAGACCGTGATTACCTCGTCGCCCAGGCCTATCCCCAAAGCCTTAAGCGCAATGAACATGGCACCCGTGCAGCTTCCGGTGCCAATGCCGTACTGACAGCCGCAATAGCTGGAGAACTCATCCTCGAACTTAATGAGGTCGTTCCGGTAAATCAGGTAGCCTTTCCTCATGCACTTGAGAACGGCTTCCTCGTATTCCTCCTTGTGCGCGTCATGGGCGCGAGGGTAGTTGATGAAGGGGACCTTGTAATCTTTCAAAGTATTCCTCCTCTAAGGGTAAAGAGCATGGACAGGGGCAGCCAGGATTCTTCTTTAAAACATAAGGATAGACTTCACCTTCCGTTTCGTATCTATCCCTATCATCAAAAAACATCACAGGATTATCGTCCAGAACAGCATCTATCAGCGATTCATTTACTTCACCGGGAGTCTGCGGGTTTGTCCATTTCAACCCGGGAATCTTCTTGAACAGCCACCTTAAATCCTGAGAGTGCTGTGCCCCCTGGCATCCCCCACGATTAATGATTGTCCAAATTACAAGAGGCACGGGACCCGCCTCGCCCCCGAACATATAGTGCCACTTGGCGGCATGGTTGATAATGGGATCCATGGCGTACAGCATGAAGTCCATGCGCGGGAAAACCAGGATGGGGCGCAAACCTGAAACGGCAGCCCCTACCGCCGCGCCTGCCACGGCGTTTTCACTGATTGGGGTGTCAATGACCCGTTCAGGCCCGAAGCGGTCGAGCAAACCGTTACAGGTGCCGCCCACGTACCACGGAGATGTTACTCCCTGGCCGATAAGAAAAACCCTGCTATCTCGTTCCATTAGCTGATGTAGGGTTTCGTTAATGGCTTGGACGTAAGTTATCTGTCTCATTTTCGTTTTTTGGCTTTCCAAATGATGGTTTCATCCTTGAAGGTCGCTTCAGGATAAAGTGCTTTTATGTCAACGTAATCATATTCAACGGGCCAAAGTTTTAATGCCCTAGAAGGAAACCATCGTTCTTTGAACGCTTGCCACCAATCATGGGGTTTTCTTAACTCTGCGACGTCCTCCGTAAGAATACTCATGGCAGCCAAGACCCCTAATTGGTTTCCGAAATCAAATAGTTTTTCCTTCGTTTCAAGAGAATCAACGCAATCATAATCAGGGAGTCGTGTTCTAGCTGCGTTTCTCCACAATATCATCTTTGGTTCGGCATTGACTGATGCAAAGTCCCATTTAGGCATAGCTTCTTACCTCATTCTGCCTTTGACTTGTAAGCAACGATGCCAAAGTCTTTTGAATTGAAAATGACTTTGGTGGAGCAACCTTCTCCGGTTACTGGATTGCCATAAGGATAAATCTTTCCCACAGCGATCCCTTTTCTGTTTGTGAGGTCGAACATCAATTCATGCCATATTTTCGGCCTTTTAGTTCTTCGAACCTTCCAGTAAAGTTTCCAGAATTGATATTTTACCCTGATGTAAAACTGATACGATTTACGCATACACATACCTCATTAATTCTTCCTTCTTGGGATAGGGGGACGTGCGGGCGAACTCGATGGCTTCCTGAACCTCTTCCTGTGATTCCCGCTCTACCTTTCTGAGAGCATTGTCCTCCGTCATGAAGTCGTGGGTTTTGTCGAAAAGGTGCTGCCTGAAGGTCTCTATGGGGTCCTTAGCCTTCCATTCCTCGATTTCTTCAGGCGGCCTGATGTCTCTGTGTTCAGCCTGGATGTTGTCGTCAGGGCCTACGTGACCTCGGAGACGGTACGTATTGCACTCCAAAAAAAACGGACCATCTCTTAGGTAATTCCGCAACGCCCAAAAAACATCCAGAACCTTATTGCCGTTTACCGTATAAATTGGCACACCGAATCCACAAGCATGATCCGTTACAGTCGTGTTCCATCTCATGCATTTCTGAATCGGCATGTGGGTTGCGTAATAATTGTTCTCGCACACAAACAGGATAGGAAGATCATGAAGTCCTGCAAAATTAAGGGCTTCATAGATAACACCCTCCCCCATGGCCCCGTCGCCAAAGAAGGACACGGCAACCCTGTTCTCACCTCTTATCTTGAAGGCTAGGGCCGCACCCAAAGCTAAAGCCACGGTTCCCGCAACGATAGGGGTTGCCCCCATGAAGCCCACTTCGGGGGCCGTGATGTGCATGGAGCCGCCCCTGCCCCTGGAACATCCCCTCTCCTTGCCCCAAATCTCCGCTGCGAGGGCCTTCATATCCCCGCCTTTGGCCAGATAATGGCCGTGGCTGCGGTGGTTGCCAAAAACAACATCCGTGGGTTGGAGTGCCTGACAGACCCCTACAGCGACAGCTTCCTGCCCGGAGCAAAGATGGCAGGGAGTCTTGACCTCACCCGACAGGATGGGGTTTATGAGGGCCTCTTCGAAAGCCCGTATCCGGTACATCTCCCGATATAATCTTATAAGGAAATCTTGAGAATACTCTGGCATTGCAACCTCAACTTTTCAGGCCAGATTTCTTTTTCGTACACAAGGTCAGGGTTGTCACTGTCCTTGAGCTTATTGCCTTCGTCCAGGTTCCTCATGGTGGCAAGGTCGATGCATCCCGGCTTCACGCTCAGGACGACCTTTCGGATAGTGGGGGGCATCTTATTTATGAAGTGGGGAACTTCAGGTCTAGGACCAAATAATCGCATGTCTCCACTAATAACATTAATAAGGTTGGGGAGTTCATCGAGGTGAGTTTTTCTAATAACTCTTCCAATGCTTGTGACCCGCGCATCCTCTTCACTAACAGAAAAAGGCCCATTAGCGTCTGCATCATGATGCATTGTTCTGAACTTGAAAAGTTTGAATTGTTTTCCATTTTTTCCTACCCTTGTACCTTGATAAAAAAAGAACTCAAAAAGTGAGTGGGTCCTGGAAGCCATACTTCTCGTACCATTCGATAAACAGGGAAAGCCCGTCCTCTAAGGACACTTCCGGTTGCCACCCGAATATCTTGAACGCCCTACCGTAGTCGCAGACAAGAGCATCCACTTCGCTCTGTCTTTTTTCGGCATAAGCTATTCTGCAAGCGAGATAGCCCGATAACTCGATTATTTTTTCCGCGAGTTCCCGGATGGATACTTTCTGGCCAGTTCCGAAATTGACGGGTACTCGCAATGTCCCGTCATATCGAAGCACGGCGTCATAGGCTTTGACCACATCAGAGATGTAGGTATAGTCCCGAACTTGATCTCCGTTCCCGAATATGACAAGCGGATGATTTGATAAGGCTCTACTGGTGAAGATACTGATAACACCCCCGTACCCGACAGCACGCTGCCGGGGACCAAAGACATTGAAGCATCGAACCACGCAGACTTCCATTCCGTAAGTTTGAACATAGGAGTGGCAAAGTCTGTCAGCCGCAATCTTGCTCGCCCCGTAAGGGTGGGGGGCGTCGAGCGGGTGACTCTCGTCCATCGGAACTTTTTGAGCCGTGCCGTAAATCTCGCTTGACGATGCGAAAATAACCTTCTTAACATCGTACAGCCTAGCAAGCTCCAGGACGTTCTGGGTTCCCGTGACGTTGATGCCCCAGGTCAGTTCGGGTTCCACATAGCTCCTGTCCACATGAATCTGGGCCGCCAAGTGGAAGATAACGTCCACATCCCTGACGACTTTCTCGAGGGCGTCCGTATCCCGCACATCCCCCTTGATGAGCTTGAAGTTGTTGCAGTCCAGAAGATGGCGGATATTGCGGAGATCCCCGCTCAGGAAGTTGTCATAGCAGATTACCGTGGCCGGAGAATCGACGTATTTGTCGCAAAGGTGGGACCCAATGAAGCCCGCCCCACCCGTAATGAGGATTCGCAATGGATTCTACTCCGTGATGGTCAATCTCAACTTCAGGAGTTTTCGGAATTCGGCTTGTTTCTTACGCATCATCTCTGCGCCCCTTTTGTGCGCCAGATAGTCCGCGTACTCCTTATCTGTAACGGGTACTGGGTTTTCCGGGTCCTTCGGATCGGGCACGGGTTCGGGATCCACAATTTTCATATTGAGGAAGTCCATATTGAAGTTATCATCCCTCGGGAAGCCTTTCCGGTCGAACTCCAAGTGATGAACGTCCAGGTCCAGGCCCTCCTCGTTCACGACCCTGTAGCGCAGGTTGTACTCGTTGATTCGGACAAGCTCCAGGTTGCAGCTATACAGCGTTTTCTTTTCGTCCTTTTTTGCCATCGGCTAACTCCTTGTAAAGTTTTTCCATCTTGGCCATTTCGGTGTGCCAGTTGTTCCGGTCGCATATAATCTTCCGTGACCTCTCGCCAAACTTGCGGCGGAGGCCCGGGTTTTCAAGAAGGATTTTGATATAGGCGGCCAGGCTCTGATGGTCGGCCGCTGGGAAGAGAAACCCGTTCACGCCGTGTTCTATCCATTCGCTGTTTTCTGCCACGTCACTAACAACACAGGGCAACTCGCAGGCCATAGCTTCCGCGGTAGTGGAGGCAATGCCAGCGTCAGAGAGAGTAGTGGAGATGTAAACATCCATATGTTGTAAAAGATGTATCATTTCCTCTTCTATCATATTCTCAAGGGGCCACCAATAAATAGGCTTATATTCAAAGAATAGGATTTCCAAGCAAGACATAACGGTTTCTTTATCGTATACAACCCCTTGACCAACCCGATAAGCAACAGTTTGGGGATATTTTGTACCATCATTTGGCTTGAACTTCTCCACATCGACCCCAAACCGTATCAACCTGCCTTTTCTGGGATCCAATTGCTTCAGGATGCGAGTGGAATCCGTGGTAATCAGGTCGGCCCTTTTGAGAACCCAGTCCACAAGCCGTCTTCGCCAGCTTCTGGCCAGAAGGAACTCCGAACCGTGGATGGTCACCACATAGGGATGAAAAAAACACAAAGCCCCCATCAGTCCCCAGGCCCCTGCATACTGGGCGTGAAGCACGTCCGGCTTCCAGAACTGAATCATGTGCCTGAGTCCGAGGATGGCCTTCAGGGAAAACCGGGGAGCATGATACCTGTGAACCTCATGCCCTGACTGTTCAAAGAATGAACACCAGCGTTCCGAGTGGATATCGTCAAAGTTGGCGATGTAGAGTATCTTCATTATCTTCCACCTCTCTTTTCGCCTTGTCGTAGAGATATTGAATGAGCGGGTTGCGAGAAAAATCCCACTCCTGCAAATCCTGAATCACCTTGTACCTGTCCATGAGATAGCCCACAAGATACTGGATGGTCGCTGCCACAAGGATAATCAGCGGAATGACCACAAAGGCCCACTCCCGTCTGATAGTCACCGAGTCCCTGATGGCCAGCCACACGATGAGGGACATGGAGATGGTGCTGTAGAATAGGCTTATCTCCGTATGGCCCCTGGCAAGTAGGTTGCGGTGGTGGGCGTAGCGTTTCTTAAATCTACTGAGCGTGTTTGGCATTCCATCTTGCCTCGCGTTCAGCTTTTCTCTTCTCTCTTTTCTCGTTACATTTTATCCAGTTTGCCATCTCTAGTTCTACAAAACTGGAATATCCTGTTTTTTCTAAACAAGATTGATGATAAAAATATGGTTTACTGAGTGCCCATGCCGCAAATCCTCCGCTCTCTCTCATGTTCTGATGCCAACTGCGTTTACCGCAAATCCAACATTTCGGAAAAGCGTAAACATTAAGCATAATCAAAGCGGTTCCCCATATAGGGAGCGTAGCAACCAAAATAAAAAAAATATCCATTTTTCTTACCTCCTATCTTATTACCTAAGACCATTTTCTTAGCGATAATTGCACCCTTACGATTTCTCTCATATCTTTGAGATGAAATTTTGTGGCCTCCAATTCTTTCTCTGTCGCAGTAGGACCTTTTGGTATGAATCGTTTGCCCAATGTAATAAAAAGTTTTTCTGCCAATGCACTAGGCATACTAAGGAGCTTATCCCTAATATCATCTGGAAACCTTTGTCCATGTGGCGTTTCCGTGCAACTCCAGCTACCATTTTCTGGATAAGCTATCACCCTAGAACCATCAAGATTCTTTTTTATAGGTACGATTTCCAAGATTTCATCATAATCTCTATATCTGACTATAATTTCCCAATCTTCAAAAAACACAGTTCTTACCTCCTATCTTATTACCTTGCCATGATCGCAACTTTTCTTGCGTGCCCTGCAAATTTCCAGAGCCATTTGTTGTTCGGGTATTGTTCATGCCTCACCTTGGGCATCTTCAAGTAATGCTCGAATGTCGGCAAAGACAAGCCGAATCCTGCCCGTACTTCGGCCATATCTTCCTGATATTGCGGGTACCAATCGTTAATGGGCTTTTCCAGTTCGAGCAAGGCATCCTTACGGGTCATTTGGTGCGAGTTGATAAGCGTCGAAAAATGCGCCCTGCGCTTATCCACGTTCCATCTTTTGGGAAGGAAATAGCCCTGTATCCACCTTGTATAGAGGCTTTCGAAGTGCTTCAGCCCGTAATCCTGCCAGCCGGGAATCTTGGCCTTGAGTTCCTCTACCGCTTTCTTGCGGTCGTATCTGATGTAGTTCAGAATGGGGAACCACTTGATTTTTTTCACAAAGGTCAGCCAGAACCATTTCGGGACGGTCAGGTGGGCAAAGCCATCTATGTCGTACTGCCCGAATCGCTTCTGGATGGCCTTAATATGCCGCCAGTCCTTCGCGTCGTAGCCCCAGCTTTCGGGCATGATGCTTTCAGTGACGATGTTGCCCCCATGAACAACCCAGCGAATGTTAGACCGATAAGCCACTTCGTACAGGCCCGCCGTGATGAGGTGGTCGGTGGGAATCTCTACGTTCGCCACACCCGCCTTGAGAAAACTCAACTGCAAGTCCTTGAATCTGTCCTCGTTAAGCTGGACGTACAGGGCGTTCAGGTCGAGCGCGAAGACCAGTTCCCGGACGTTCTGCTTCCCGAGTTCCGTGTCCCAGCCATTGTCGATAATGACCGCCAAAGGCCGTATCTTCATCTCCTTGAGTTTCAAGGCCACGTAGGAGCTGTCCACACCACCCGACAGGCCGATCACGCAGTCATAGGGCTTCCAGTGGCCCTCGGTGCGTATCGTATGAAGTACCTTATAAAGCTCCCCCCGTGCCGTCTGACCGTAATGCAGTTCGGTCTGGATGCGCTTATCGTAGGCCCGACAGTGGTTACATAACCCCTGTTCGTCAAAGCATATCTCGGGGTCCGTCTCGTCCATCACGCAGCGTATACAGGTTCTCATACCTTCTCACCTCAATAAAATATTTGGTCCATATACCTGACCATGCGGCGACCTATGGGCACTTTGTCCTGATAGGCCATAACTTCCTCTTCCGTTATCCAGCCCATGGCAAGCTGTATGGCAAGCCACGGCTCGTTGAAGTCGTCCCCGTAGATATAGGTGGAGGTGCGAGGGTTAACCTCTATCAGCGTGTCCCCTATGAACTGGATGCTGACGTTGTACGACAGGTTGAGTTCCCGAACGATTGCGGAACACATCTTCACATGTGACGGGCTTTCTATCAACTCCCCTTCCGTAATAATGCCCCAGCGTTCCTTTTCCCTGGTCTTGACGGTCGTCAAGAGGGCCTTGCCGTTGTGGGCCAAGACCATGCAGTCGTAAGCGGGACCCTCGACGTATTCCATGAGAAGCAGTTGGGGGAGGAACCTGTCGTCCCCGAACCACTCCTTGACCTGATTCATGCTGACCGAAAGGCACTCCCCGGGCTTCTTTCTGAGCATCTGGTTTTTCGTGTCAACCTTGGCATCTATGATCCGAAACCCTCGGCTCCCCTTGGATATGGGGGGCTTAAAGCAGACTTTCTTGTCAGGATAGCCCAAATGATGAGCGAGTATTTCGAACTGTCCCCACGTAACAGATTCACAAACCTTGGGGACAGGGACATAATTTTCCAGTATTGAATACAGGTAGCCTTTATCTGTGGCCATTTTGATGCCATAGATGTCGGACACTAGAACCTTTACGCCGCTCTGTTCAATGAAGTCCTTCTCCCTGCTTACCTTCGGCACCTCGGCACTCGATGTGGGAAAGAAAACGTCTACCTTTTCCATTGCGAAAATGGCACAAAGGTCTGGAAGATATTGCGCCGATTCTGCCAGCGGAACCTGATAGTAAGCGTCCGCAATGAACTTCGCCGCCACTTCTTCCTGCATGTCACAGGCTATAATCCGAATATCCGGAACGTCTTCCTTGAGCTTCTTAATAAGGGTGTAGGTTCCGGGTGCTCCTGCCGCCGATACGAGAATCGTTAATCGCGGTAGCATAATGCCCCATCCTTTGCATCTTGATACCCTACCGGGACGTACTTAATGCTGGAGTGCGTTTCCGTTCTGTACTGCATGGACCGATACACGGCATTCCCGAACGTCATGGGATGAAAAGCCACGAACATATTCTGGCGCAAAAAGAACGACAAACTCTGCATCTTGAAAATAGGGTCGCCTATTGCGCTCCCGATTTTGTTCTGGAGCTCGAAATGGTTTCTGCGGATAAAGCGGGTGCGTTCCAGAAAGGTAAAGAACTTGTCCGAATCGTTCGCGCTCGAGTAGAAGATAATCCCGTCCGCTTCGGCAAGTTTTTCCTGAAAGTCCACCATGCCGTCCTTAACGCAGCAGGTGTAGTCTGCATCCAAATCTCCGTTCGGGCAAACGGGACACGCTCTGCAAGGCTCTATATCCAGGGCGTCAATCGTGTCCTTCGTGATAAACAGAAGATTGGGCATCCGGAGCGATTGCGGTGTGTTCATAAGGCGCACAAGGTCCACTAAACGCCTGCCCGTCCCGGCGACAGTCTCCAGGCCGAACTCATCCTCCTTAACCGCGCCGACGTTTCCCGCCCAGGCAGTTCCCCCGAACTGACCTGTTGGGGAACCGTTCCCCGTCACGATGGCGCCTTTTACGAGGCAGTCGTAAAGGGCAAACAAGATAGTCGTCTCCTGACCCCCGTTTCTTTTGGCCCCCACACTCAGGCATCCCACAGCCTTGCCCATCAAATCTGTTCCCTGGATGAACTGCCGTATCTCGGAGCTGTATCGCCCGAAATATACGGGTGTGGATAGCAGAACCCCGTCGAAATCTTCGCTTAGGACGGCCCCTTCCTCTATGGCGTTCTGGAGGGCGTGGTCCAGAATAATATCGCTGTTTCCCGTGGGTCGAAGGCTGCCCCTCTTGCCGATAATTTTCACTTCCATATCAACCTGTTTACCTCGAAAGCCTCGGCATATTGCGTCCTGATGGACGCCCCCCTCACGGCGGCCAGGTTCTGGACGAACTCCGTCCCGCCGTACATCCGGATTTTCTGACTCATGTAGGCCTTTATCGCCTCGACCTTTTTTCTGACATGATGATTCGCAAGCGGGATGAAGGCATCCGTCGAGAAGGTGTTATTGTTCCAGGGAATTTCGTACCCGAATATGGTACTCGTCTTGAACGACCTGAACGCCTCTTCCGATATGACCTTATGGTCCTGGTGCGTGTCGTGCTGTGAGGGCGCGAAAACAATGTCCGGCTGAAAGTCTTTATTCAGTTCGACAAGGATTTCCAGTAGCTCCTGCCTGTGCGCCGGGAAGTCCCTCACCTCGAAATCGTGGATGGACAGGTTCTGCACCCCGAGTATCGCCGTGGCCTTACGGACTTCCTTTTCCGTAATGTCAGGGGAAAAGCCTTTCGGGATGGACTTCTTCGCCGTGCTGAATGTCACATAGGAAACGATATCGTTCTGCTCTATCAACCTGACAATACTTCCGCCGCAGCCTATCTCGCCATCGTCAACGTGCGGGGCAAGTACCAGAACGTGCTTCACCTAGTTTACCTCCGAATGCTTTAAGCAACGCTATGAGGGATCCCGTGCCGTAACACACATGATAAGCGGGAAACAGAAAGGATAGGGCAAGCCCCGTTTTCCAGTCCCGCTTCCCGAAACCAATCTGAAAGCATCTGGCAAAATTAAGAATCAAGTAGGGCCAGATAGACACAGGTAAGAGCGATACGAACGCTAAGGGAACAAAATGGCGCCCCCTGAGCGGCCTGCCCGTAATGGCCCACGGGTAGATAATCCACTGGCCGTCCTCGAAAGCCTTCTTCATAAACGGCTTGAACTCCGAGCGGCACCAATAGTCCGTCTTGACCCATGGCAGGAGAACAGTCCGATATCCGGCCTTCTTGAGTCTCAGGTTGAAGTCCAGGTCGGAACTGAACCGGAGTCTTTCGTCGAACGGGCCTATTCTATCGAACAACCACTTCCAGTAACACCCGCCGAACACCGTATCTACGGGTTGTGCGGAATCAACCCCTACCCGGAACTCGGACTTGCCCACCCCGAACTTGTCGCTCTTGATAATCGTAAGGGCCCGGGCGATAAGTCCCGGACTGCGCGGGATGTAATTGATCGTGCCACCGACATTATGAAAACTGGAAGTCATAAGAATATCAACACAGATTTTGACATAATCCGGTTGGTAAACCGCATGGGCCCCCACGATCATAACGATCTCACCCGTGGCGTAGAGAACCCCAAGGTTCACGGCTGCGGGAAAAATCCTATGCGGGTTGCTCAGGCACTTGATCTCATCACCGTAGGATTCGCAAATCTCCCTTGTCCGGTCCGTGCTGTGGCCGTCCACCACGATGATTTCGATTTCGGGATAAAGCCCCTTGTTCCGAATAAGGGAGTCCAGGCAAGGCCCGATGAACTCCTCTTCGTTCCTCGTGGGGACAATGATGGAAACTTTTTTCATCTCGGATTCCAACCAAAGCAATAATCCGGCACCAGAAGCATTTTTCAATGAATTACCTGCGACCTGAGATATTGGGATGGAGTCATGATAAGTTTCGGCGAGTAGCCCCTTACGAAGCCTCCCACGGCGAAAACGCGGTTGCCGAACTTCGGTACGTGCAAGAAGCCCTCGATCTCGGTGTAGCCCCTTTTATCCATTTGTTTCATTCTTTTTTCGTTGAACTCTACCACAGCATCAAGGGCTTTCTGCGTGTACCGGAAAAGGGCTGGGTCTTCCAGCTCACTCTCCAGTTCTTCCCAGTTTTCCGCCGTATAGCCGGAAGTATCGGGAAACTCTCCGTAGTCATCCGGGATGAAAAACGTGAGTACCTTGTCGAACATTTCTTTCAGCTTGGGCAGTTCCATCTCTTCGGACAGGATAATGCTCTTGGGTCCCGTCAGTACCAGGATGGACGAATAAAGTTCCCTGTCGTCTTGCTCGAGGTCCTGCACCCATGTTTGGGACTTGCCGAATCTGGCCATCTCAATCCTTACTGTGCGCCTTCATTTGCCTGATGCGCTTGTCTGCCGCCTTTTTACTCTTGTAGGTTTTTGGGTAAACTTTACCCGTTTTGTGGCTTTTTATTTTCCAACCACCCTTGCGTCTAACTGCCGTCATGAATCCTCCTTTTATTGCTGTGGCCAGAGTTGAAAAATCACCTTAGAGCTATCATGACCCACGGAAGAGGCCGAAAAGTCGATCACGGGCCTGATTTTGGCCCCGTGGTAATAAATGGGAAAAGGAGCCATACCGCTCGCAAGATCAGAGGCTTGGGCGTAATAAATAATGGGACCCGAATCGCTTCCGTTCTTGATCGCAACGTAGCAACCGAGCGTTCCCACTTCCCAGCCTTCGCCCGGGACGAACAGAATCCAGTCCATGCGGACTCCCATGCCGTCCCTGCCGTACATCATGCAGCTTGAGGAATAAGTCCAATCAGCGTCTATTTCCGAGACTTCTACCGTAGTGTCCGATTCCGTTGTGGTCGGTTCGGCATAAACGGCCCCGGCCACAAAAAAAACTATCAAGGCTAGGAAAACACACAATTTTTTCATGTCATAATCTCCCTTTATGCAGCGGCCTGCTGCATGGGCATCCCACCGGGACCCATAGCCGCCTGAGCCGCCTGATAAAAGTCCGCCATCTCGTCTTCCACGATGGTCTTGAGTTCCGGGTCGTCCATGAGCGTCAAGACGATTTTAGTCATGACTTCCGGGGGCAGGACCAATGCTCCCGATTTGACCAGTTCCACGAAATACTTGAACCGCTCGATTCTCATGGTGGGCATGAGTTCCTTGTCGGACACCGTGACATCGTACCGCCCGGTGGTCACATCGTTCAGGACGGTCGTGATGGCGCCCATTTCGTCATAAACGGCCTCATTGACCCGCACGTACCGGGGTTTGTGGCCCTTTATCCGAATCACCTTCTCGTAGTCAAATTGCATCTGGATGGCATCCCGCTCCTTGTCCGCCAGAAGGTGCTGAAAGAACCGGAACGATGCGTAAAGCCACTGGATAATGTTCCCGCCCTGCCTTTGTTTTAGGTCGATGGCCACCCCGGAGGCCTGTTTTCCGAGCGTTTCGGTATTGATTAAAGACTCCACGCCCGAGATGTCCAGGAGGCTCTTGTAGAGGTCCCTGGCGCCTATAATGTGGCCTTGAGGGGGGCTTCCCGGCTGCCTGTAGTGGACTCTGTTTTCCGCCAAAGCCCCCGTGTTCCATTTCATGTTGAACCCGGGCTTCGAGCCGAACTTCTTGAGCTTCTCTTCCCAATCGGGTTCCGCCGCGCCCTCCTCGTAGTCCGTGCCGCTATTCGCCTGGGTGCCGATAATCTCCAGAACTGCCGATGCGAGTTTGTTGTAATACTTCTGGGGATCTTTCAGGGGATTTACGAGGCTGATGAGTTCCTGGCGAGTGCCCACAAAAAGCCTGTCCGGTTCGAATATTACGAACGGGAAGTCTTCCGAGAGGTCCGTAGGAAGCCCGTCCGGGCGTTCCCATGGAGTAACGCCCTCTTCTAAAATAAGGTCCGCGCAAAATATAAGATAGCGCACCCGAATGAACTGCTTCTCCAGAAGCTGGAATCGTTCCGGGGCTTTGCTGAGTTTCGCAATCTCCTTTTCCACCTGCTCCGCCGGCTTCGGGGAGTCGAACACGGATCCCGATACGGTATCTATGATTTTTGTAGCGGACTCGTAATCCTTGTACCAGTAGACGATAATCTTGAGCGTATCGCTTCCCTTATCGTAATAATACGCCTTCGGATCGGTGTATTCGTCCGGAGCGCCGGAATCCCTGGAGGTGGACTCGTTCTCGTCCCCCTCTTTCGTGGCCACCACATAGTCGTCAATCTGGTTCTTCTTTTTCGGGAAGGCCCGCTTTGCCTGCTCCGGGGTGACGTGAAGCTCCTCGAACATGCGCTCCATATCTTTCCGGTCCTTGCGCTTGCTGTTCGGGTCCAGGTAAAACTCCCTGCCGTCCCGGAAGACGAGTTCTATTTCCCCCTGGGGCTCGTTGTGGGGATACTGCGGCCTCAACTCTATTACGGCTCGTCTCAGGACGCATCCGTGCAGAAAAATGTCATTCGCCAGAAATTCCATCCTGCTCTGGTCTTCCACGTGGTCCTTGCAGGCCCCGAGAATGTCGGCCGTCTCGGTGTCCCCCTCCTCTACGGGCAAATACTTAGCTTCTGTCTGGGGTCTGGCGCCACAAATCAGGCGAATAATGGAGTTCACGTGATTCAGGGTAAGGGCGGGCCGTCCCACATCTTCCAGGTCGCTCCGGGCGCTCTTGTCGTCCCAGCCTTGGTCCTCCCCGGTAAAATAGTGAAAGTCCTCCGAGGAGCCTTCCCGATATGTCTTTTCGTACGTAGACTCCCGGAATTTCTTGTAATATTTCTGGCCCTCCTTAAGTCTGGGAGGTCCGCTGGTCTCTTCTATGGTGTCTTGTGGCATTTATTTTACTTTTTGGCCTCCAAGTGCCTACAAGTTGGATATTTTGGCATGGGATTAATTTGATGCTTCCCCCTGCCGAACCATGAACATGGCACCAATATCGGCTTATTACAGCGTTTGCACCGAGTTTGAACTATGTAATCATTGTGTCTCATAATACATAAATAGGGGAGGCGGGGAGGCCCCCGGAAAGGGATAGGGACCTCCCCTATGTGGAAAGGAGGAGGTTATGAGAAAACCCCATTCCTTGGGAATGGGCGGAATCAATTAATAGAAATATTATATTCTTTATGAATAGTTCCTTGTGCAGGATCACCTCTAAGATGAGGTTGCCACCAATATAAGCCCGTGTATTTACCAAATAATGGTTTGGAAGGAGTAAAACGCTTAAAATGACCACGTTGCCAATGTAATTTCATGGTCAAATCAGTAGAAAAATTAGCATTCTTGTGTTGTTTGTTTTTGGGTAATAAAACCCGGAGAACCTTGTATTCCGTTATAGGTTCTCTATCTTTTTTTATCCGTTTTTTATTCAGGTTTACCGGAGTTGGTATTGTTTCTGTCGTAATATTCGCGCAATTTAAAACTAGCAGAAAAGAATTGAGGCAACCCAAATGTCCATCTTGGAATATTCTAATATCTTCATAGCTCATATCGAAATCTTTCATATCCATCAAATCAATGGTTTGAATATTTCCTTTTCTATTTTTAAACTCTTGCTCTTTTCTGCCTGAAAACTCTTTACCTACAGAAACCAAAAATGCTATAGGATTTAACAACCAAAAAGGCGTATTTGATGTAGTTCCTGTGTGAAAATGAAATAAAAACCACAAATCATTTTTTAGTGAATTAATTAAATAACCCGCCTTGTGTCCACTGAATAAGTAATCGACCCAAATGCTATCATAAGGAAGTCGCAAAAAATCAGCATAATCTAAAAACATTGATGAATCTTCTAGGTTTTTTGTGGTCTTTAATAATTGCGAATAAGATTCAATGTGAAATTTTTGGGCTTCTCTGATAGCTTGAGGAGCCATTTTTAATGCTTCTTTATATCTTGCGTCTGACGGCGATCCTTTAGAAAGTTTTACGATATCTTCGATAACTTGATGGGCAAACATAAAATTATCTCCATATCTTTTTACATCGCCATAAAGCTCACGGGTTCGTAGCCGTCGTCCTCGAAATCCTTGGCCCAGGCGTCCTTAGTCCTGGCCTTCCTGCTTTCTTCCCTCGAGACGTTCACCCGCCGGCTGGCAAGCAGGTAATAGTTCACCGAATGCCTGAAATCGTCCTGGCCCAGCTTTCTGTAGGTGTACTCCTTGTTGCCCGTGTCGGGATCCTCGTCGAGCACCTTGGCGATGTTGCACATCTGCTTGGCAAAATCCTCGATTATTTCCGACCTGGCGGGCAGGATGAGCTGGGTCTTTTCGTCAGCTACCAGATCGTGGCTCTCGTCACAAATTTCCGTCCGGTTGATGCTGACCAGATGCTCCTTGGAGTCGTAAGCGGGATTCTTGCGCTGGCTTTCCTTGTACCGGCACAGATAAACCGGAAACCGGGAATCCTTGGCGAACCTCTTAGCGTCCCGGGTTTCGGGATTCTCGTCCACCACGGCGCATTTCACGTTGTATCGCTTCATGAGGGGGTGCAGGTCGTCCCAGTTCGGGGCTTTGCCGATGTAGACGAACTTATGAGTTCGAAGGCCCGTTTTGGCCCCTATAACGACGTGCAAGCCCTTCTTTTCGCCCTGCACGTCTATCCCCGCGGCGCAAGGCCCGGGATGATTGGCCTCCATGGGGTGCAGCGGGTCGCACAAATCGAGAATCTGAGGCGGGGTGAGCCTATCCTCCGTGCCAATGTAGGCCAGTCCCAACACGAGGTTATAAAACTGGCCCTTCTTGAGCTTGGGATCCTCCCAGCGTCTCAGAAGATCCTCCACGTCCACCCTGACGTTATTCAACTGGGAAATCCACCACCCGACCATCCACTCGGTGTTTTCGGGCTTCTGGGCCTCCCAGTGGCCGTCCCTGGGGAAAATCTCCCTCCCGCAGTTCCTGCACGCCCGGATAACGGCCCACTTGCCGTCCTTCTTGATTCTCTTGAGGCTCTGGGGCCACTCTTCTTCCAAACAGGTATGTTTCCCGCAATAATCACACCGGATGAGCCAGATTCTCTGGTCGCTCTCCTGGTACTTCGCGTCGATCCCGTAATCCGGAATCGTGGGGTTCCCCAGATAGACTTCCTGCTTTACGTTCGACATGGCCATGCCGTCCAGGACGGGCTGAATCATCACCTGATCCATCTCGTCCAGCTCGTCAAACACCGCCATGTCCACAGGGGTTCCCTTAACGCCCTGCAAAGACAGTTCGTTCGCTTCCGTCTTCTTGCCCGCCCGGGCGCCCCGGAAATACAGCGGACAGCCGTTTATACGCCTCAGGTTGGTCCTGTCGGGACCCTTCATGTACGCCCCAATCGTGCCGGGATTGGCTTGAATCAGAGGCCCGAACCTGGAATCGGAAAAATCGCTCACCCGATCCCCCGTAGGAAACAGGTACATGCACCCCAAAGGAATCTTCCGGTAAATCCCGGCATGAATGACTTTCAGGATGTAAATCTGGGTAAACCCAAGCTGCCTGCCCTTCCGGGCGCACTGTCTCCTGGCCCTGGAAAGAAATATCTCGTCCTGAAACTCGAGGCCCGACAGCCGGAACTTGCCGGAGTCCAGGTAAATACCGTTCACATCGGCCCAATACTGGGGGCTGTGCGCCTTCATGTTGTCTACGGTAATCCTGGACATGAGCCTCCTAATAAAAAACCCCACAGGGGCCTAAAAAAGACCCCCGCAGGGTCCAGGGAGAGAGCATGGCAACTCTCTAGCTAAACAAACTGCACACCCACACAACCCCGGCGTAAATTATAACGCCGATTATAAAATCAAGGCCGAGATACATTCTAAAACCTCTTATCTATGGGGCTAAGGTTCCCTATACTTACCCTTTAAAATATCCCACGTAAGAGGAATAAGCTCCTTCAACGCCATTATAAAACAAAAAACAGCACAAGCCCATAATAGGTAAATTATAATTTCAATAATTAAAGGCACAAGGTTCCCTATAACGCTAAGAACAAAATTAGCGGGGTCTTAAAGACTACTCCCCACCAGAAATCCCCTCCTCGGGCATCTGCTCCTCAAGCCACTTCCCTAACTTCAACTTCATAAGCCTCATCCCGTCCCCGGCCATCTCACGCACATCCTCGTTATTAACTATCTTCGGGGCGAGGTAGATAACCGCAAATTGCTTGGTGGAAGGGAGAAATGAGGCAATAGCTACCATAATAATAAAAAATGGAATGATTAAAAAAGTAGCAAGTCGGCAATTCTTCCATGCCGGTTTGTTTTCGCGTTTAAGACCTATCCATGCGATTATTAAGACGCCTATCGCCATAGCAGATAAGAATGCAAATGCAAAAGCACCATGCGAAAACCTATCTAACATCACCCACCAATACACCATCCAATGACTCATAATCCCTACCTCCTTACCTGTTTTTTTATGAAAATTGTAGGGGCATGGGGTTCCCTATTCCTTCCACTCATCCGTTATTTGCGGATACTCCACAGCCTTAAAATACTCCGGATGGCACACCTGAAAAAATCCCTTCTCCCACCCCTTAACCTCTACACACCACCTCGCCGTCCAATAATCAGCGTAAGGTCCGCAAATCCTGTAATAACCACCCTCAGACCAATAATGAGTCCCTAAAGGACTGTTAAAATCCTTGTGCTGCGCTTTGGCCTCCAAAACAACAGGATCATTAGGACTTAGATTGCAAAAATTCGGAAGTTCCTCCCCAAAACAGGGAATTGCTATAAAAAGAATTATAAGCACAATGTAGCGCATACCTTACCTCCTTACCTCTTAATGGGTTTTTTACGTCAGCGGTAGGTGTGTGGGGCCCCCTGAAAGGCATACCCCCCTCCCTTATCCGACACCCCCCCCTGGGGGGTCCGGGCTTGCCCTCTATCTCTCCTCATGGGCGCGTCTGTACTCGCTGGCCACCGGAGAATAGAGGTTGAACTCAATTTACCTTAATCCTTTACCTTCGCCGCCATATTCTCTGAGAAGGCTATACAATCGCCCTCCAGCTTGGTTCTGATAATAAACCCATTATGTCAACTAAATGGAATATCAGGGAGTTACAAGAGGCCGGTTTTAGCCTACCGCAAAAGACTGGGTTATAGTGAGCCATAGCTTACTAGGACATGCCAAAATGGGCATTGTATCAATGTGAACCCATTTTAACTCAATGCAGGGTCTTTTCTTCGCCTGCCGGCTCCTGATCCTCTTTAGACCGCCTCCGGGCCATCAACTGCTCGTGCAGCTCGTCAAGCTCTCCCTGGTGCTCCTCTGAAGCCTGTCCTTCAGGCCGGGAGACCTCCAGGGAGGACTTAGGGCTGTAACCGTAGTTAGAACACAGGTTAAGGCTTACCAGGCGACTCTCTGCAAGGCCGGCGGCACCGTAAACCATGTTGAGCTCAGCCAGTTTATTCTTCGCACGCCTAACGACGTTTACAAACGCAGGTTTAGCTTCATAATCTATCAGGCTCTTTCGAGTAGCAAATCCGAGTACTCTTAAAAGCCCTTCTACGGTTGGGACACGGGGTTTTATAAGAGGGACCTTTTCTCCCTTGCCTGTGACGTGAATTACCTCTATTCCCTTCTCACACTCTGCGAAGTATTCATCAATCTTTGCCTGCATGACTTCCGGGTTTGTATAAGTTGGCTGTGGAGGCATTTTATAAATCCTTAGTGAATTGATATGAAATCAAGTTAAAGGCCAAAGCCCCGTAAGAGGGGTTTATAGGGGCTGGACGATCGGCGCCCGGGGCTTACGGCGCCTTGCATATTGCTATGCAAGATATATCGGACCTAGGGGCATCACCAGTGAAAACAGGATATAG